TCCATATTCTTACGGCAGTTATTACAATAATTTTTATGAGCCTTGGTATGGTTATAATTATAATAACTATAATAACTATAATAACTGGTATTATGGCGGTGGACTTAGTTACGAAAATAAAAATCATCCAAAGCAAAAACATAATGGATATTATGAACATCAAAAACAAAATCATGGTGGTGGGAATTCAGATGCGGTAAGATATGATAGAAAAAATGATAAAAATGAAAAACACAATAATCGTTCTGATTATACTCCACGAATGAATACAATTCAATCTAATTCATCAAATAAGCAATATTCAGAGCCTCAAAATATCAGATCGAACACAAGAATTCAATCAAATGAATCTGTAGATAGAAATTCAACAAGAGGTAGTTACTCTGTACATTCCAGAACTTCAGTAGATAGCAGAAACTCTACACCAACAAGAAATTACTCAGAACCAACAAGAGGTAGTTATCAACGTTCAGTAGATAGTAGAAATTCAACTCCATCAAGGAGTTATTCACCATCTAACTCTCAATCAACAAGGAATTATTCAGCGCCAAGCAATAATTCAGCGCCAAGCAATTTCTCATCTCCATCTAGAAGTTATTCTTCGCCTTCTCCGTCTTTTAACAGTGGAAATTCTGGTGGAAATTCAGGTAATTCTGGAGGTGGATCTACTGGAACAAGAGGTGGAAGATAAAAACTACAAATAACAAGAATGTTGCGCAATAACACAATAGATGTTATTGCGCAACATTTTTTAAATAAAAAATAAACTTTTATAACACTATAATATATAATCTATAATCAATCTAAATTGATTAAAAAATAATTAGATAAATATGGAAGAACTTTATGCACAACTTTTAGAACAATTTGCAATTGTACAAGAAAGACACGCAAAATTCGTTGAAAAAGGTAACAAAACTGCTGAGGCAGACGTAAGAGCCGCACTTGGACAAATCAAAAAGTTGGTTACTCCTTACAGAGCAGCATCAGTTGAAGCAACAAAAAAGTAGAAAAAAATTGCTTAAAATAAAAAAGGGAAGTCTTAAAAACTTCTCTTTTTTTGTTAAAAAATCAACAAAATCAAGCATTCCATAAAAAAATATTTATATATACTATATGTTTATAAAAAATGATAAAAATTCTGAAAAAAATAAAAAAGTATTTTTTAAAAAAATAGAAGATGCTGGATTAAATGATCTTTATAACTATAGTGAATCTATATATTCTAACAATAAAACCAAAATTAAAATAAAATGTAAAATTCACAATGAATACTTTTTTCAAACTCCTTATGAACATTTAAAAGGATATAACTCATGTCCATATTGCTCTACTAGTAAAAAAATGAACAACAACACTTTTATAAAAAAGGCAAATATAGTACATAATAATAAATTTGATTATTCTTTAGTTAATTATAAAAATAGTAAAATAAAAATAAAAATAATTTGTAAAAAACATGGTATTTTTGAACAAATGCCATATCTACACTTACAATCACACAATTGCCCTATTTGTAAGATATCTTATCAAGAAAATTTTATAGAAAATGCCAGTAACTTACATAATCACAAATATGATTATTCTAAAATAAATTATATAGACAATTCATCAAAAATAGATATAATATGTCCTGATCACGGAATATTTAAGCAAACACCTCAACATCACTTAAGAGGATTTGGTTGTCAAAAATGTAGCAGTAGTAAAGGGGAAACTATGATAAGCAATATATTAAGTAACTTAAATATTAATTTTGAAACTCAAAAAACATTTGGCAATTGTAAAAATAAAAATGAATTACCTTTTGATTTTTATCTTACAGACCACAATTTATGTATTGAATTTGATGGTAGGCATCATTATGAGCCAATTGAATATTGGGGAGGTATTGAAAAATTGAAATACACTGAAAAAAATGATAAAATAAAAAGTAAATATTGTGAGTCTAATAATATTCAGTTAATAAGAATAAAATATGACATAAAATTTGAAAGAATAAAAGAAATTTTAGAAAATTTAGAATAAAAGAGGGGATTAATTATTTAATCTTCTCTTTTTTATTTTAATATAAATTAGTATATTTGTAATATGAAGGTAATATTTTTGGACATAGACGGAGTTATGAATTCCCAACTTTTTTATGAAAAAAGACATAAAAGAAGATGGCTTAGACCTATTACGTATTGGTGGATTTTAAAATCAAAAGTTAAATATGTTCTTAATGGATTTGAACACAAAGGTGTATCTCTTGCTAATTATAAACCACCAAAGAATCACGATAAATTTGAGTATCTTTTCAAAAGATTAGAAGAAGAAACTGAACCATTAAAATGGAAGTGGTTATCAGAGTTATGTAACACAGAAGACTATAAAATTTGTATATCCTCTGTATGGAAAAGACATTTTAACAATAATGATGAATGGAATATGGCATTAATTCTATTTGGATTCAATCCTGATGTGTTTGTAGGTATTACTGGAGGTCGAAGAACAGAACGTGGTACTGAAATAAAAGAATGGATGGATGAAGCTGTATTTGTTCACAATCAAACTATTGAAAAATATGCAATTCTTGATGATGATAGTGATATGTTGTCTGAACAAAAAACAAGTTTCTTTCAGACTGATGGATATTGTGGATTATCACCAAATGTTTTATATAGAATGAAGAGACATTTAAATAAAAATGAATAAAATGGAAAAAAGAAAATCTATATGTGTATTATGTGGTCAGGAGTGGGGAGTAAAAAATAAATTTACTAATGTATGTGAAAATCCTGAATGTGGTGGTTTTTGCACTTGGGGATATGAACCAATGAAACCTGAGAGTTTTACTATTGATGCTGACGGCAATTGGCACTTAAATCCACCGCCAAAAGATGAAGACTTATAAATAATTTTTAGTATTTTTTTGGTTATATCAAAAATTTTACATATTTTTGTCTAATTCTAATAACATAAAATATATAAAAATGAATATATCACACATTATCAATGATTTGTATATTTTTAATTTTGTAACCAACACATTCGCAGATAAAAAACACGAAAATGTAGTAAAAAGTATTCTTTTACAAAATGGGTTAGTTCAAATTGAAAAAGATGATAGTAAGTTTTCAGCAATATTGAAAGATAGAAAAAACAATCTCACAACAATTGAAGAATTGAAGGATTGTTTTTTATTTATTGAACAACCATTTGGCTCACAAAAATCTCCAGACTTTATTATTTGTGTTGCTGGATTTATACTTTGGATTGAATGTAAAAGTGGTAAAAAACTTGTTTGGAACACTGGATACCCAAAAACAAATTTACTAATAGTTTTTTCGTCTAAACTCGTAGATAAAACTATTTTGTTTTTTGGACAATTTTCCAAACTCATAGAAAAAAATCCAAAATTTGAAGAACAATACGAGGCATTGGACAAAATTTTAAAAAAATATTGTAAAGAAGAATTTGAAGAATTATTTGGAACAGATACAGGGTTTGACTTATATCATAGAAGGATGTTAAATGATAAAACCAAATATGAAAAAGACAGAGACTCCCTATTTGAAAGAACAAAAAATTTGTTAGGAATATAATTTACTTCAATAAATTATATGAACTCAAATTTTTATAGTTTTGGAAAACATCTTTTGTAAATTGTTCATATTTCAATTGAGTATCATTATTATAAAAAAAGTATTTCATTCCATTTATAATTTCACTAAAATGTAATTGCAACTCAATTTTAATTCTATCAACATTTAATTCTATAGCATAAGTATCAATAAAAGCATCAATAATGAATATTTCGCTATTCATTATTGATATATTTTTCATAATTTTTAAACAAAAATCACTTTGTTTCCCAGTTAGTTTAAAATAATCTCTATCAATATCTAAACAAATATTATAAATTTCATTTAAATTACTTTTAACAACTGGTAATTCAGATATTATATGATGTGAAAATCTATCATTTAAATCCTTATCACAAGTATATAAAACTAATTTTTGTTCTATATTACTTTTTAAATATTTAATTAAATTTTTAGAACTATAATATTTAATAAAATATATATTTGCTATAACACTTGTTATAAATCCTGTTATAATGCCAATTAAAAATAGTATCATAATTATTATTTTTTACTTTATATATTATCATTTCTTTGTTTTGTTTTTATTCATATATTTCTTTATATGGCAAATTCAAAACTTCTTCTGCTGATAAATTAGAAGAATTAAAATATAGCCCAATATATTTTTCAAAGTCCTCATTTTTTAATTTCAAATATAAATTATCTAATTTTGATCTATCTTCATTTGTAATAACCAGAACATGATTTTCAAAAGCATATTCAGTATTATTCTTAAGATAATAAAATTTCAATTTCTTTGAAATGGTTCTTGGCATCAATATACAATTTGTATGTTTGATATTTTCCCATACAATATACTTTTTCTTTTCCTGATTTTTTATATCTGTTATTTCTAATTTGTCTTTACCAATATGAGTAGAATATACTAATGTTTTTGTTCCAATATCATTTTCATTTGTTAGTTTTTCTTTATGCTGATTCCAAACCACCTCACCTATACCAACCTTAAAACCTTCATCCTTTAATGATATTATTTGCTTTGGAAATCCAATAACATTTTCAGAAAAATATATGTTTTTACCATATTTTAAAATAAAATCTTCAGTTACATTCTTCGTCTTTTGAATTATAATCAATGACACTTTTATAGCAACATTTTTAAAATTTACATCATTTTTAATATGTAATATATTACAATTTTCGTGTATTAAACTTCTAATTTTATTATAATATGGACTTGTCAATATTGAACTTGGAACCAAAAACGCTAATATTCCATCTTCTTCTAATAATTCTAAACATTTATAAATAAAAATATGTGTCAAATTCATTCTACCATCACAAGATGCCTTATATAATTTGCTAAGTTCTTTCTGTTGTTCTTTATCATAAAAAGAATATGTCAATTCAATATATGGTGGATTACCAACTATGAAATTGTATTTTTTTGTTATTTCATTATAAATAAAATCTTTATTAAATAAATTTACATTGATAAGATTAAACTTATCTTTAAATATTTCAGTATCAATTTCATATGCGTCTATATTTAGATTGTAATCTTTAAAAACATCAATAAAAGCACCATCACCAAAAGATGGTTCAAGACATTCTCCACTTAAATCAGCATGTTTTTTTATAATATTTACTATATCATTGACTTGATTATTTTCTGTAAAATATTGACCATATTGTTGTTGTTTTTTCTTCATAAATTTTAAATTGTTTTTATGTATATTCTATAAAAGAATATTGATTTTGTTTTTTGTTTTCCAATTTATTCCATAAAAATCAGATAGCCAACCTTCTTTTCTTGATTTATCATAAGCGTATCTTTTATTTTTACGAAATTCTTTTAATGTATATTTTTCTGCATATTCTTTACAAATATCATAATTACACTTAAAATATCCTCCACCATATTCACCACCATTAGTTTTATTTAATACATTATAACCTAAATCTTTATAATATCGTATATAATATATTTCAAGTTCTATTGCTTTTTTAATATCAATATACTCTGTTAGTTTTTGACAATCTGGCGATATTCCAGTTTCTTTAATATGTTTATAAACAGAACTACTAATATCTGTTGTTAAATGGTCTTCATATCGTTTATTATAATTATATGTCAATCCAACATAAACACTATTATCACTAAATTCAAATAAATATACTAATCTACTATGAAGGGTTCCACAAATTTTCATATGTGGGCAAATATCATTCATCCAATTATTTCTTAAAGCACCATCATAAGCACTTCTATATTTTTTACAAAATTCCTTTCTTGTATTACATTTCAATGCAATTTCTTGGCATTTTTCTTTTGTCCAATAATAATTTGAAACATGGCTTTCATATAACATATGAGCGCAGATTTCATCTAACCAATTATTTTTATATGCTGAATTATATGCACTTCTATATTTTTTCTTAAATTGATTTCTATTTTCACATTTAAACGATACTTCCTGACATTTTTCTTTTGTCCAATATACTACATTTTTAATTGATTCCATATGAGAGCAAAGTTCATCTAACCAATTATTTCTATGTGCTGCATTATATGAGCCTAAATATTTTTTATAAAAATCCTTTCTTGTATTACATTTCAAAGCATTTTCTTGACATTTTTCTTTTGTCCAATATACTCTATTTTTAATTATATACTTTCTCATAATATAATATCATCTGTTTTTATACCAAACTTGTCAATATAATTTAATAATACATGCTCAATCAATCTACTTTTATTTGTAGTCAATTTTTCAATTCCTTCTAAAACCTTTTTATCTATGGTGATAGTTATTTTTTTCTTATCCTTTTTCATAACCTTTTTTATTGTATATATAAATATTTTAAAGTCAAAAAACATTATTTAGGACATATTTTTATTATTTTTTGAAAATAATTAAAAAAACTTTTCAATTATTTACATTTATATAATAATAAAAAATTATGGCAAGACGCAAAATGTCAGATAATGAGAAGAAATCTAATCTTACAATAAATATAAATGAAAACTTATTAAAAAAGGTTGATAATCTAATTGAAAACGATGGTGATAAAAGATCCAGACTTATTGAAAGATTATTAAAAGAATATATTGAACAAAATAAAAATAAACTGGATGAAGACCTATAAAGGTGAAGCAACCAAATTAAAACCTAATCAGATATTTGTGTTCGGAAGCAATACAAACGGAAAACATGGCAAAGGGTCAGCTCTATCCGCCAGATTATATTTTGGTGCTAAATATGGTCAAGCGTATGGATTACAAGGACAGTCATATGCAATTGTGACAAAGGATTTGACAAAATATAAACATCCATCAATTTCTTCTGATCATATTATTGAACAAATAAAAAAACTATATTTATTTGCAGAAGAAAATCCTAATTTGGATTTTATAGTTGCATACTCAGGAACAAAAACAAATTTAAATGGATATTCAAATCAAGAAATGGCTAATATGTTTTCTGAAACATATATACCTAAAAATATAATATTTGAATACGAATTTTCAAAATTAATAAAAACAAAATGAGAGAATCAACAGAACAAGAAAAGAAAGATTATTATGATAAACTATTAAATAAATTAAAGCAAGACCCTTTATTTGACTTAAGACATGAATTTGGACAAATGCTAATGAGACATATTGATAGTTTCACAATAGATGAAAGAATAAGATATGAAGAGTTAAAAAGATTATTAAAAGAAAAATGAAAAAAAAACAAAAACTTTTTCTTTTAATATATACTAAATATGTATATTAATAATTATTTAGAAAATTTAAATAATATAACTAAAGAAATTGCTTATGTTTTTGGTTTTATTTGGGCGGATGGATATGTCGTTAATAATGGATTTGGTAAACATAATTATGTTGTAATTAAAATTCTTAAAAATGATGGTGAAAATATTAAAAACATAATACTCAGCACTAGTAATAAATGGAACATTTATTACTACGAACCAAAAGATAGACAGCCAACAATATCTTTTGTTTTAAATTCTCAAAATTTATCTAATTTTTTAACAAATAATGGAAAATATTCAAATTCAAGTGAAAATTATAATAACATTTTAAAAATAATACCAAAAAATTTACATATATATTTTTATAGAGGACTAATTGATGGTGATGGTTGTTTTTATAAGAAAGATTATTATTCATACTTTTCTATCACAGGAAATTATAATCAAGATTGGTCAAGTTGTGAAATATTTTTTAATAAAGAAAGTATAAAAACAAATATTACTAGAAAACATGGTGAAAAAAGTTCCTATTCTAGATTAGAAATAAGAGATAAAAAATCTTTATTAATATTAATTAATCTTTTATATAATAATAAAGATAATATTTTTCTTAAAAGAAAACATGATAAAGCCATTGAAATAAAAAATTACATAGAAAAAAGAAATGACATAAGTAATAATATACAAATACATAAAGATAGAAATAAAAATTGCGATATTACCGATGCTATTGGTAGAAAAAATATTAAATTGTTTTTATCTTTAAAAAAAGAAAATAATCTATTAACAACAAAAAGAATAGTGGAACTTTATAAAAGTTATGGTAAAAAACCTCTTTTAATTTCTAAAATATTAAATGATGAAGGTTATTTAAACAATGATAAATATATAACACCTGCACTGGTTTTTATTTTGTATAAAAGATATGAAAATTATAAAGATTTTATTGATAGTGAAATATTAAAATTAAAAATAAATAAATGATAAAAAATAAAGTAATTGCACTCATAAGCCATGATGCAAGAAAAGTAGATATGATGGAATGGGTTAAATATAATGTTAAAACACTACAAAAAAACAAATTAGTTTGTACAGGAACAACTGGTGGATTAGTTGAAAAGGTTATAAAAGAATATGCTGAAAAACATGATATTGATAGTATAGAAATTATTAAAAAAAAATCAGGACCAATGGGAGGTGATGCTCAAATTGCATCTATGGTTGTTGAAGGTAAAATCGATTTGTGTGTATTTTTAATTGATGATTTAACAGCAAATCCACATGAAGCAGATATTCAAATGTTATTAAGACAGTGTAGAATACACAATATTCCAGTTGCTTGTAATAGATCCTCAGCAGACTTTATGATTACATCTGATCTATGGGGAACAGATTATGAAGCAACAGAACCAACATATCAAAAATTTGATAGAAAATAATTTGAAAATAAATTGAGTTTTATTGCTTTAGACATAGCATAATTTTATATATACAATAAAAAACTATTGTATGAAAAGATTAGCATGGTCAGATAAAGATTTAGAATTTTTGAAAAATAATTATTTAGAAAAAGGAGCATCTTATTGTATAGAACAATTAAATAGAAGCGAAAATTCAATATTAAAAAAAGCATCACAATTAAAAATAAAAACAAAAATAAGAACAAAAAGAATTATAATTAAAAAAAATAAAATATTGATAGAATGTAAAGTGTGTAATAAAAATATAGAGTCTATTGGTGAGCAATCTTTTTTCAGACTTCATTTATCTAAATGTCATAATATTACTACTAAAGATTATTATGATTTATATTTTAAAAAGGAAACTGAAGGAAATTGTGAAAGATGTGGCAAATCAACAAGATTTATATCATTTTCGCAAGGATATTTAAGATATTGCAATCAAAGTTGTGCAGCATACGACATTAAAACAATAAACAAAGCAAAAATAACAAAAAAACTAAAATATGGTAATGAAAACTATAATAACAGAATTGATGCAACAAAAACTTGTTTAGAGGTTTATGGTGTATCAAATGTATCTAAAAATGATGAAATTAAAAATAAAAAAATTAAAACTAGTTTAAAAAATTATGGAGTAGAAAACTATACAACTACTGAAGAATTTAAAAAAAGGTCTCAACAAACTTGTTTAGAAAAATATAATGTTGATAATCCATCTAAATGTGAAAAATTTAAAGAAAAAAGAGCACAAACAATATTTGATAGATATGGAGTATATCATTATTCAACTAGTAAAGAATATAGATTATTAAAAGAAAAATTAAATGAATGGATTCCATTAGACCAAAAAACAGAATTTGAACTTTATAGTAGAAAAGTTTGGAATGAAACAAAAAAACACAAAAATAAACTATTTTCTATATGGGATGGAAAATGTCATTATACTGGAATAGAATTAGATAAAAATCAACATTATAATAATGAAACATATCCAACTATAGATCATAAAATATGTGTATTTTATGGTTTTAATAATAATATAGATCCAAAAGAAATAGGTAATATAAATAACTTAAGTATTTGTTCTAGATGGGCAAATAGAAAGAAACAAATTATGAATGAAGTAGAATTTGTAGATTATTTAAAAGAAAATAATTTTTTTAATAAAAAATAAGTAGTATCTTTGTAAAAATTAAAATTATACGATATGTCTTATATAAGTTGTGATGTTGAAAGCGATGGGCAAGTCCCAGGTATAAATTCAATGGTATGTTTTGGTGCAGTTGTAGTTGAACCAAGTTTAACTAAAACCTTTTATGGTAAAATTAAGCCAATTTCTGAATTTTGGAATCCTGAAGCACTTGCTATTAGTGGATTTTCAAGAGAAGAACACTTAACTTTTGATGAGCCTAAAGAAGTAATGAAGGAATTTGCAGATTGGCTTAAATTAGTATCAATTGATAAGCCTGTATTTATAGCGGATAACAATGGATATGATTTTTCTTTTATAAATTATTATTTTCATGTGTATTATGGAAGCAACCCATTTGGTTGGTCAAGTCGGAGAATTGGTGATTTATACTGTGGTATGAAATTTGATTCAAAGGCATCTTGGAAGTATTTGAAAAAAACAAAACATGATCACAATCCTCTAAACGATTGTCTTGGAAATGCAGAAGCAATTTTAGAAATGCAAAAAATGGGATTAAAAATTAAATTAACATAATGGAATTTAAAACAACAGAAAAACAAGAATTACAAATAAAAGAATGGCAAGAACACATAAAAGAAGTTTTTGGTGAATATGGCACTTATGAATACAGATTTACTCCAACTGGAATTGGTGATGGTCTTTATGTATATTCTAGAATTGCAGAAGTAGGTAAAGATTTCTCAAACGTAGAAGATTGGTAAAAAATAAACAAAATGGAAAAGAAAACATTTGAACAATTTATAAAATTATCTATTGCTAAGGGTAAAAAAGAACAGGCAATATATGAAAATGGTTTAGACCTTAATAATTTCATGGATGATTATTTAGCAATAAATACTATCTTATTGAGATCAATTTATGGCACAGAAACAGCAGATTTAATTGATGAATTTGTTTATGATTGTGTTTGTAATGAATTAGAAAAGAATAAATCTAATTATATTATATATAAAAATGATGAAATATTAGCAGATTTATCAACATTAGATAGTTTATACGATTATGTTGAAAGTGTAAGATTGGAATTAATTACGAAAGGTTTTTCATATAAAATGAAAGAACCAATGACGGATGAAGAAAGAATGAATTTATTAAAAAATTTTATTAAAAATTTTTAAGATATGAACATCGTATTACAGAAAAAAAGTAGAGAAATGAGCTATTTGTTAAGGCATGAACCTGAAGATTTAAAAATGGATAAAAATGGTTATGTTTTAGTAACTGATCTATTAAAAAAATTAAACATATCATTACAAGATTTAGAGGAAATCATATCTGAAAATGATAAAAAAAGATTTGCTTTTAACAACTCAAAGGACATGGTAAGGGCATCTCAAGGACATTCAATTAAAGTTGATGTTCAACTTAAAGCAACAAGACCTCCAAGAGTTCTTTATCACGGAACAACTGATGAAAATTATCCAAAGATAATGAAAACTGGCTTAGATAAAGTCAAAAGACTTCAAGTTCATTTATCTGATGATTATAACACAGCATATTCTGTTGGTAAAAGATATTCTAAAAATAAAGAACCTCTTATTTTAGAAATTGATTCAGCAAAAATGAACACTGATGGTTTCAAATTTTTCAAAAGTGCAAATGGCGTTTGGCTGGCAGATTATATACCAGCAAAATATATAAGTATTAAAAATGAAAATAGTAATAAATGAAGAAGACTACAAAAATAGTCAATATTCCACAAAAGAATGGGAACAATCTTTAACAATTGTTCGTTGGGAGCACAATTTTGAAGAAAAAAATTATACAATAACTTTTGAAGAAAAAATGAAAAATAAAATATTAAATGTTGATGAAGAATTTTTAGAAGAAATACAAAAATCTGATAAAATTAAATGGCTGACACCAATAACAATCACTCAAGATGAGTATGATGCAAAATTTGAAAATTCTGAAATTATTGATATTAAAGATATTAAAAACATTCAGGATTTTAAAGACTTTCTTAAAAAATAAATTTGGATATTCAAATATTATCCTTATCTTTGTATCATAAAATTAAAACACATGATTCATATAAACGAAATAAAATTTGAAGGTGAAGATCGTTGGACTAAACAATTTAATTTATGTTCAGAACTTTATTGTAAACATTCAGACATGAGTTTAAGTGAAGATGAAAGAGAACTTGCTCTTAATATGTGGATTGAAGAAAGACAAAGATTAGAACTTGGAATTTATTAAGAAATAATTACTCGATCTCACGCTGGAAGAAATTCTAGAGGAAGTTCAGGACTATACTGCAAACAGTAGGAGACTTAAACAGTCGCTCGCACTACTAAGATAGCAATCCAAACAGTTTGAGACGGTGTGCAGGTCTATGAGAACGGGTTGGAGCACCTTTCGTTGGAAAGGAAGCCGAAAGGCTTAGATAAATGTGGGATTTAAATGACAAAATCCTGGCTACAGAATAATTATTTGAAATGTCTCTACGATGTAGAGACATTTTTTTTGTTTTGCATTGTAATATTAAAAGAATTTTTCATTTTAGTTATATGTTCATCAGTTTTCTTTTTACCTGATAATGATTTAGAAATATTATCACGATGTTCATCTGTGAAACTTTTACCTTTGTGAGCTATTGACATTTTTAATTTTGATTCTTCTGATAAAATTTTACCTTTGAAATTACTTATTTGTCCTTTACGTGAATTTGATATTTTTAATTTAGCATCCTCAGTTAATTTTACACCCTTTCTTTTGCTTATCTTTCCTTTATTATTTCCTTTCTGAGAATGTGCACAAAATTATAATTAGTCGTAGGTTCGATCCCTGCGTAGTCTACGAACAAAATGGTCCTATAGCTCAGTTGGCAGAGCTGGAAATTCTAAACTTCTGTAGGTCGTGGGTTCGAGCCCCACTAGGATCACTAATCTCTTGATCTATTGATTAGAAAGAAAACTCTAAATTTTCTAACACAGGTTTGAACCCTGTTCAAGAGGCTTTTTCATAATACATTAGCCATTTTTTAATAGTTCTCCAAGATACATTATATTTTTTAGAAACATTATATTGTGATGTTTCACTAATTTCATTTTTTAATTGCTCATATGAGGGTCTATTAATCTGTCTATTTTTCTTTGAATTACAATCACAGCAATTTATTGATGTTGAATGTATATTTTTTCCACATTCACATTTTTTTATAACCTTTTCTTTTTTTTGTTTCTTTGCATTTCTACCAGAAAAAGTAGATGTTTGTGAATGACAATTAGGACACAAAAAAGTTAAATTTTCTAACCTATTATCAAGAGTATCACCATTTTTATGCTCTAACTGAAGTACCAATTTTTTCCCTTTCCACTCTCCAGTATTACCACATTCACATTCATATTTCATTAAATTTTCCTTTATAATTCTATTTTTTATATGATTTCTATTTGATGTTGAATTTTTAGAAAACATTTCTTCATTACTCTTTCTATTAAAATTAATATTTTCATTAAAATAATTATAAACTGGAACTTCTATTTCTCTATTTCTCAAAATTTTTTTCACGTATTTATAATTTCCTGTTGTAATAGAATTATATCCAAATGTTCTTAGAACTGAACTAAATGACTTTGATTCTTTTAAAATAATTTCAATTTCTTCATTGGTATATTTTTCTAATTTATTTTCCTTTTTTATTTTCATTATACTTTTTATTTGTATATATAAATAAATATAGTACCAATTTTATAAAAAGTGGGTATTATATTTGGAAATATCAATTTTAGTTCTTATCTTTGTAAAACATTTTTAATAATTAAAATATGAAAGAGTCACTGAAGCCAGAAAGAACAATTGATGAAATGTTATTGTACAGAAAGATTGAAGATGTAATTCTTTCAAATCTAAAGAAGGCAAATTTAGTAGAATTAAACATACTAAAAAATAGTTACACTTGGATGTATTACGGGAAAAACGTCACAGACAAAGCAATTGATTTCCAGATTCTGAAAACAACCAGGCTGCTTAAACTTCTAAAGATAGAAAAAATAGCATCTGGAAATGATGTACTTGATTTTTTTCCTGAACTATAAAAAAAGCCTCAAATTGAGGCTTTTTTTATACTGTTAACTCTAATGCTATTAGTAAATTAGTATTTAGATTGTCAACTAATATAAATGTATCAAAAACATATACATTTATTTCATCTTCTGAAAATGTTATTGACTTAAAATATTTTTTAGGAAAAGTAATTGATAGATCATCATGATCTATTTCACAAATTTGAAGATCCCAACCGTGTTCTCCTATTGTTAGTTTTTTATCTCTAATAACAAGATATAGAATATCATTTTCAGAATCAATTGAAGCAATCTTCTTAATTTTTGCATATGAATTTTTATCCAATACAAATTTAAAATCAATATTATCTTTATTTAGTGTCTTATTAATCTTCTCAATATCAATAGTTGTATTCATACCTCTAACATCACCTCCATTAATACTCAATTTCAATTTTGAGTTCTTGAATTTGAAATTATCTGCATAAGTATCATCATTCATAAAAAATTCACATTGAATATCTTCTTTATAATCAAGATAATTCTTAAGTGTACTTTCAAACTTACCACCAGCAGTTATAATGAATCTGATTTCCTTTGGAATATCATTAGCAAATGAAAAAATTTCATTTGTCTTAAATATAAAAGATTTGAATGCATTAACATTCATCTTTTCACCAACAATAGAATATAAAAGAATATTATCATTGTTTATTTTTAATAGTATTTCATCATCGATTGAAAGTAAATCATGTACTTTATCTAAAAAGAATGTCATTTGAATTAGGTTCATAGAGAATTTTAAATTTCCATCCAATTTAACTAAGGTATTATGTGTCATAAAATGTATTTTATCTTTTTATATAAAAAAATAAAGTTATGGTTTATTTTTATATATAATATATGATTATTAATTTTTATAATTTTATAAATGAGCGTAGGTTTTTTACCTCCACAAGTAAAAAGTCATATGGATATTGGACACAAGAAAAATTACAAGAAGAAGCAAATAAATATGAAACAAGATATGAATTTAAAAAAAATAATAATAGTGCATATACTTTATCTGTTACAAAAAAAATATTAGATAAATTATTTGATAATCATCCAAATAAAGGTTATTCAGATAAAGAAGAATGGAAAGAAAATAGTTATGTTATATATTCTTATGAATTAGAAGAATTTAATAAGGTTTATGTTGGTTTAACTAATAATGTTAATAGAAGAGATAAAGAACATTTATTTAATGAAAAAACAGCATTAAGTAAATTTTGTAAAGAAAATGATATACCATATCCAAAATATAAAATTTTAGAAGAAAATTTAACATCAATTGAAGCACAACGACAAGAAAGATATTGGGAAAGTTTTTATAAAGATAATGGATGGGAAATGTTTAACATTTCTAAAACAGGCTCATTAGGAGCTGCAACAAAATGGACAAAAAATTCACTACAAAAAGAAGCTGATAAATATGAGTCAAGAGAAGATTTTAGAAAAAATAATAGCGGAGCATATGTTACATCTAAGAGATTAAAATTATTAGATAAATTATTTAAAAATCATCTAAATAATGGTTATTCGGAAAAACAAAAAGCAGATTGGACTGAAGAAAAACTACAAGAGGAAGCAGATAAATACGAAACAATGAAAGATTTTAGAAAAAATAGTTCTGGCGCTTATTATGCCGCAAAATCAAAAAAAATATTAGATGAATTATTCAAAAATCATTATAATAATGGACATAAAGATTTAAAATGGACAAAAGAAAAATTACAAGAAGAAGCAGATAAATATGAAACAATGAAAGAGTTTAGAAAAAATAATTATAATGCTTATAGTGCATCAACAAAATATAATTTATTAATTGATTTATTCAAAAATCATCCAAATAAAGGTTATACAAATAACATAAAAAATAAATAATTATTTTATTTATTAGTAAAAATTTTATATATTTGAACTTAAATTAAAAGAAAAGAGGATATGCCATTTTTATGCACATCCAGTGAAGTTGAATTTGAAAGAGAAAATTAAGAAAAGAATAATTATCTACTTGGATATCTATTATTACTAATCATTGATGGTCTACCTCTATATACCTTATTATAAGCTCCAGTAACACTCTCAGCATTAGCAGACCTATTTGTTATACTTTCAACGTATCTCAGAACATCTCCAGCCAAATTACAATTCACAAACATATCAACAAGATTTTTATAGCCAACATTATCAAAAGCTGTTGATAATGTTATAGTTGTCATAACTACATCATCATTTCCACTTTCTGCTCGATATGTTATATTACCAGACATAGTTTCATGCTTACTGAATGTCGTAATCTCACTAATATTAATTTCACTATGAAGTATCATTCTTCTATTTCTAATTGATTGCTGGAATTCCTTATCAATAATCAAATGTTTATCTTTTGTTAATCTCAAACCAATTTTAGTTGTAACATCTTCTCTATTTTGCTTATATCTTAAAAATACAGAGCTTGAGTATTGATTATCACCGTCAAAAACATTAGGTAAATGAGTTAAAAATTCTGAACCATAAGTATTGTTTTCTAAAACAACTTTCACTTTTTCTGAATCAAATAATTCAAATGCTATTAAATAAAAAATATGCGCAATTTCCCTAATTGAATAAACGTTATTTCTGTACATTCCAATTTGCTCAATTTTGAACAACTCATAAAGACTTTCATACTTGTACTTCTCTATCTCTTCTTTATCTCTCAGGATGAGCTTAAATATGTTAATAACAGAATAATCCTTGCCAAGTCCCTCTGACAAGTCAACAGAAATCAAAATATAGTAATCTTTCATTTTTTGTATATTAAAAAGATTAGGATCTCGGACGAATTTTAAAGAATCATATGGAATATTTAACTTCTTAAATTGAGGAAATTCTATATAATCAAATGGTAATTGCTTACTCTTTAATAAATCAATAGTTTCTTTGTTAAATAAAATTTTATCACCAGTAACGAAGTGCAAGCCATATTCTTGGTCAAACTTTTCTGCTGAACCAATAAGTTTTGTTTCTTCTTCTTGCCAATTTGAAACAACAGCTAATTCAGGAAGTGGTATACCATCAATACGAATTTTTCTAATATTATCAATATAAGTTTTTTCATCATTAACATCATATTTTACGCAATCTAGAATATCATCACCAACAGTTTTTTTGTACATTTTGATATCATACTTCTCTCTTATTTCCTTTAAGATATGAGCCTTATTTATTCCATATTTCTTTATCTTAAAATCAAGAATTTTAATCTTAGTATCTTCTCTACCAGGCACTTGATTCCAATACACTCTCATTGCCTTATAAGGACTCTTATTTGGATCGTCATCTGGTAATTCTGCAGCTGTTATTAATTCCCAGAACATATTATATCCCATAGGAGTAGACGTGATTATAATTCTAGAGTTTTCAATAGAAGATACTACTGGTATAATAGCACCATAATAATCTCTAATAAAATTATCTGGAATGTGGGCAAACTCATCAAGATACAAAAGGTCAATGGTAAATCCAATTGATGGCTCTTTTGTTCTATTTTCTGTCTGGATTCTGGAGTTATTTTCAAATGCAATTTGAGTTTCATTCCAGTTTGTAACACCTTTCTTTAAGAAGAAAGGCAATAATTTGTAAATATCTTTAATTTTTCTAATAATTTCCTTAACTGTCTTACCTTTATTAGCAACAATCATACAACCTTTATCATCATTAAATAAAACAAAGTGTAATAAGACAATAGCAGCAGACACTGTATTATGTGTTGGTATATAATTGTCTGTCAAATATAAATGATTTTCATTATCAACTTCTATACATTGTGCAGTTTTTTTGCCATAATAAGTTATATTTACTATTCCTCTTTTTTGACCCCAATCAAAATGTTTATTTTCTATTTGTGATTGCTTTCTTTTTAATCTAAAAATAGGATATGAATAATCATTTTTTAATAATAATCTAATCAAATAAGATTTTTTACCTTCTAATTTTTTCCCCTTATAAGTATAATAAGTTTGCCTTTCTCTAATATTTGTTCTTATTCCAAGGGAATGACAAAGTTCTCTAACATTTTCGCTTAATTTTTTAGATGATGTAGAATATGATGCTTGATTTTTTGTAACAAATCCATCTGTATCCATTAATCCCTGTAATAAAGAAATTCTTTGACTAATACTACCATATAAATATTCTCTTGGTATAAATTTATCATAAGATAATTTTTCCATTAATCCAAGTTCTTTTAATTTTGAAATAATTTTATGTTTATTATTTTTCTTTATTATTTTATAATCGTATGATTCTTTATTTTTTCTTTCTTCTAAAATAACATCAATTTCTTCATCAATCAAAGAATATAAATAATCAGATATTTCTTTATCTTTAGTTGATATTTTTAATCTATTATGTCTTGTTGAGCCATCACCTATTATCAAGCCAAGTAAATACGGATCTAATAATAGATTTTTTTCTGGATAATTAACAGGTTCAGCAACTTTAACATAATAAATAGAATCGCCTCTTTTAGTCAAATAATTTTTTCTTATCTCAGATAATTGTAAAACTTGTTTGTTATTATATTTCTCCACTTCCCACAGATGCTCATCACAACATCTAACTTTTAAGCCGTCTGAAAATTCAACTTCATATATATCTTTTTCACCTTGTGGATATATTCCAACAACATTAGTTAATTCTCCATCATCACCATATATTTTATCATAAACTTTTAAATCACCAAATCTTTTTTTACCATTTTCAGTCCAAACTACACTATCCAAATCTTGTGCTTTACCAGTTTGTCTTGATGCCATTAAAATTGATCTTGGATTTTTTGTATATAAATCTATAATATCTTTTTGGTAATCTCTAAGTGTCATTGGACCAATTGATCCATCTTCTCTTTTAATCTGACAATAATGTTCTGCAAAATAATGAATATTTATTTTACATTTTATATATTCTTCAAATTCATTATCTGTCATTGCAAAGGTCACATTTGCCTTACGTACACCTCTTGTATTTGAAAACCAAAGCTTTTCGTGTCTTTTTAATATTTTTCCTAAATTCTCTTTCTCTTCAATATCTTTTATTATATCTGTTGTTAAAATAAAACTATCATCTTTTACCGCCATACCTCATTATTTTTTTTATCTCGTCATAGTGTTTTTCTGTCAATCCAACCCAACCATCACATTTAATAACATTTGAAACATATGGTAGAATACCACCAACTCTATCATCAATTACAACATATTTATCCCAATCATTTTCAAGTAACCATTTATATATTTCTAAACCTCTTGGTGCTCTTATCAAATATGGGGTATAGTCATATATTTTTGCAGTAATTCCCTGTTTAACAAACAATTCTTGTAATTTTGGCATATCTTTCTGAAGTCTCCATGTAGATGTTATAACAGGATGTAAATCAAAATCTTCACATATTTTATTATAAACACTTACACATTTTTGATTCCACCTAATTTTTAAGTCTGGATTCAAAACACCATCTATATCTGTAAAAATAATTTTCATCTTATTCAAATATAAAATCGATATTATATCCCTTTATTACAAAATTTAGATATAGAATGTCTCTTAATGTACCTTCAAATAATTGTACATCAAAAGAATATCCTATTGCTATCAATTCAGGTATATATGTTGCGATTTGTTCTTCTACTTTATTTTTTAAATTACCAGTTGTAACTCTAGTTTGCCAAAGATAATATTCTAAATTAGCGCCAATATCAATGTTACCAAGTACTTCACCTTTATTAGTAAATAATATCATTTCTAATTTTTGAACGATTACTTCAACTTCATCATCTTCTATAATTCTATCTGGTTGATATTTTGGATGACCAGGATACCTTATAACTAAATCTTTTACATCTCTTAGAGCCATTTGAAACCGTATTTTTATTATATATATAAAAAAATACATTTCCCTATGAATGAGGTTAATTTTATATCAGTTATAGATTATATTGGAGAGATAAATAATGGTGTGGCTGTACTATTATCAATGAAAGTAAAAGAAAAAATATACGAGATTGCATATTGGTTTGATAAAGAAGATAATTATAGAATATCAGCGGATGATAATTTTTTACAAGATTATAATATCAAAGATATATATGAATATAAAGATTATAAAAAATTAGCATATTACATACACACATTTGTATTAGATAATAAAGAAGAAATATTTAAGGAATTCTTAACAGATTAAATATTTCATTTCCTAGATGTTACGCCCTTCCAAATAATATTAATTGTGCTAAATCCAGTTGTTGTTTTTGGATCTTCACTAAAAAATACACCATTTCTATTAGTCCAACCACCTCTTAAAATTATTAATTCATTTTTACCTATAACGATATCACCTAAAACTGGATCTATACCAACTAATTTTTTAGCATCATATTGTTGTGTATCATTATATGCAACAACTGTATTATTACTAACTGACATTAAAGATGTATTACCTTGGTCACGTACATCGGTAAGTCCATTTGCACTCTGAACAGAAACTGCGTTAATTAAACTTGATTTATCTGGAACAGATGAACTACTATTCGGACTAGTAGATTTTTGATTATTCTGTGCAGTAACAACAGTTGTATATTTATCTGAGGATACATTAACAGCACTTGATGATGTTGCATAAGTGTTTTGTAATACTGATTTTTGAGTTGATGACAATAATGCACCATCTCTGTGATAATCTTCATTATCTTTACCAACAAATTCAATATTAATTGAATCTATACCATCAACATTAGTTTTAATTTGAGTAATTAAATCAGATTTAACAACTCTATCATATCTATCATAACTTGAAAAATAATTAGACAATGTAGAAACTACTTGTTCTCTAATATTATCTTCTGAAACATCTTCATATCTTCTAATAAAAACATTTACAACAAAGAATTTACGTCTTGGATCTATAACTTTAATTGATGAAGTGATACTAATTATACCTTGCATCTTAAGATAGGTAATTATTCTTTGTTTTTCAACAGAATCTAAATAAAATGCATCTAAAGGTACATTAAAATAATTAACATCTGTTGAAAAATAATCTGTTATTCTTGGAATTAAATATAAATACATCTCATTGATATTAATCTGATCCAAATTGCCATCACTATCAATATCAATTTTAATCATATCTAATGTATTAAAGGCATTAACCTTAGAAAACATATTTAATTTTTTAAGATGATATATAAATTGAGCAGGTGTAGCAAGTACAAAATTTCTAGATACATAAGGAATAACAGATTTTGTATATTCAATACTCTCACCATCACTAGCAAATTTTATATCTGTTTCAACAAAAATATCAAAAAATTGAGTTGCAGAAATAATATTTCCACTATCATCATACATATCACCAACAAAAGTAAAATCATTAACTTTATTATTTAATATGTTACCTTGTAATCCATTATTCAATAGATATTTAACAGTTATAACAGAGCCAATAGAAGGAATACAACCATTTGTACCATTGCCAAAATAAATGTCTAATCCGCCATTAAAACCAGTCTTAGCACAACAAGCATATTCATTATCAAGCATATCATAAATGTGATCTCTAATTTGTAAATTAATACCATTCAAATATACTTGAAAATCAAAATTATCTATAGTAGAATTGTTACTTACATTAACTTGGAAAGATTGTGATATTGTTCCATCACCAGTAAAATTTTGAGTTTCATATCTACCTTGAACAATATTAACAAAAAATTGACAACCAGGAACTAAAGGATAAACATTTTTAGAAGTGCCAGTTTTCAAAGAATAATAAAGACCATTACTTCTATTTTTAAGTAATGTATCGTCATATATTGTCACTTGTTGACCAAAAATAGTTGCATCAATATTAATTCCTTGTTTAAGTTTAAATTTAAGTGTACCTCTGGAAGCTATTGCCCTTGAAGGATTATGACCAGATATTCTAGCAATATTTCTAATCATTCTAATAGAATTAGATTGATCTATATCTAATTGCTTAACGAAATTCTTCAAATACAATATATTTTGAAGAAATATTTCCTTAGTGACATCTAATATTTGTCCATAAGGAGATGCTGAATTAAAAAGAATACTTGATTTATCATATGCAGAACTTAACCAACTATTTATTTGATTTGTTAAATTTGTATAATTCAACTCTATTCTATTAAAAACTCTGTTAAGTTTTGTGGATCTTGCCATTAAATTTTTATTTTATTTTTTAGATTATCACCTATTATTTCAATAAGTTTCTTCAAATCTGATTGTTTGTCCTCATATATATTATCAAAAATTTTAAATTTAAATACATACTCTTTATCACCTTCTTTTGAAATTGTCAAATCTATGTTTTTATTATTGTTCAAATCAATTGTAAAATTAAAAAACGTTGACTTACAAGGCATAATAGATATTTTCTCTTCTTTAACATTTATAACTGAAATATCTGTAATTTTATTTTCTTGAAACCATTTATTAATCAATGTTGATGGTGATTTAATAAATTTTGATAAAATCTTAATATTCTCACCAAATTTATTTTCTTTAAAAATATTAGTAATCTTGTTTGAAAAGTCTTCAAGTGTTGTAAAATCAAGTCTATGATATTCACAATTAATATCATACAAATATGTAAAATTACTTTTAGTAAGCTTAGATTTAGTATTATCACAAGTAAAAATAATTTTTGTATAAATAATATTGATATCATCATACAATATTTTATTCATAGAAATAACTAATCTTAAATCATTTGAGCCTTCTATCTTTTCATAAACACTTTCAACAGAAAGAACCTTTGTTTCATCAAATATTTCTTTTATCTTATTAACTAAGTCACCAACAATAATATCTGTCATTAAATTTAAATTATTTTATATGATACATCATATCTTTGATTAAAACTACTACTATCAGAACCATCAACTCTTAATAAAGAAACTTGTAAACCCCTATAATAACTAACTCTAGGTACGCCACGTAAAGTGTAACCTCTTACTTCACTTGTCGCCAAATCAATTGTTAAAGTTGTACCTGACTTACATAATATTTTATATGGACCACTGTAATCTACAGTATTTCCTAAAGTATCTAATAAATAAAGATTTTGCACATAAACAGTATTACCAGTTTTAAACATGTTTTCTGTCATTACCAACTCTGTATATCCTGTTGAACACCAAGTTGAACCAGTATTAAAACTGGTACAATTAACAAAAATATTATCATTTAAGAAAAAACTATCATCAAATACTGAAGATTCTGGAACTACTATATCATAAGATAATAGATCCTTTGGCAATCCAATGCTAAATATTGGAGTTTCAGTCTTAGTAACACCACTTGTAAACATCATATTAACAGACAATATTTGTGAGTATTGTGCGTAATTTGGCTTAATTAAAATATCCAATCTTTGTTTATTTTTAAGATCACTATCTAATGTAATGACCACTGGTCCATTATCATTATTAGACACATTATCATTTATAAGATTCAATAACATTTTACTTGAATATGATAATGTTACTGAGTAAGATGCTCCAGTATTTGTTTGATTAAAATTATAAACGTCAGTTAAACTAAGATTTTTAATATCATCATATTCAACTCCAACTACATTAAATTTTAATTTTGGATAAACACCAGAATAATCTACTGAAATTCTTGCAGAATCTGAATCAACAAATTGATTAGTTGCATATAGTCTCAACAAATCTTCCATATTCTTCATTCTACTCTTTAAATCATCTATATCAGTTTGAGAATATATTAAAGACTTCATATCCTGAAGATCCATATTTATTCTAACAAATTCTTGAATAATATTAACAAAATTCTCATTAACTTGATAGAATCTTCTCATCATCTCATTATACATATCGAAACCAAACATATTATAAATAGTACTTGGATCATATGTCAATGGTTGAACATCATTATCAATATTATAATGCAAATTTAGATTAAACATATAAGATAATCCATCATGTACACCATTTGTAACCAATTTATGATAAGGTGTGATTAATGTTGCATAATTATCATCATCATTCTCTGGATTATTCAAAAATTCAATACCATATAAATTAACATAAGAATTAACATTATTATTCTCATCTCTTTCTATCAATTCATAATACCATAAAATAGCATTGAAATCAAAATCTTCTGGAGCCTGTCCTTCAATTGAAAGAGAACTAAATTCATCAAAATTTTTGGTTTCTAAACCTGGTATATTCATCTTATAATAGTGGTCTCTATTAACATCAAGAAAAACACCGTCAATTGAATCAGAATTAAAATCTGTAAGTTTCTCAACATAATTATCAGCATTTAAACCTGTATTGTCTGTTAATCCGATACCATAATAATCACCTTGATATCTAACACTATCACCATTTGAACACATATATGTATAATCAACAGTATCAAATTGTCCAAAATATGAACCAGGATAGTTCTGAGGATTAGTTCTAATTGGTGAGTCTAAACTTTCAGCACCAACAATTTCTCTTTGAATTTCATCTGGAAGTATAGGAATTTCTAAATTTGGATAATAGTTTGTATTATTTCTTACTCCAAACAAAATAGTTGGTGTTCTACCTGCTTGATGCGGTATATAAGCTGTAACCTCTTGTCCAACTCTTGTTGCAGTTTGTATGTTTGTTATTTGATTTATTTCACCAACATATTGAATTAATCTATGATAATCTAAATCAACGTATGTAGCGTCTAATGCGTTATCACCTTGACCTTGAAAATTTAATTCAATCCAAATCATTGTAGAACCTGTTGTAAACTCAACATAATCAACAATATAAGACTGACCAAGAACGATTGTTGTTCCAGTTATTTTCGTTTTATCAGTAGCATTGTCTGTTTTTAAAATAACTTTATCACCTACCTTAAACTTGGCAATTCCACCAATAGTGAGTCTTGCAGTATGATACTGTCCAGATTGATTTTTATGGTCATTATCACTTTCATCATAACGAGTAACTTTATAATCAATAACTTCTCTTTCTTTCCATAAATATCTTCTGAAATAGTCCAAATTTGTTATTGTAGATTTATTCGGATTATCAAAATCAGATAAATTTTTATCCCAATCAACTTTATTAACTGCTGGCTCAAAATCTATCAAATTTAATTTTCTAAGCCATTTATAAAATATCATTTCTGTTGGTGTATATCTTTCACCAATATTATAAAAATCAGTATTACCATTAATCCTACTTTCATGTAAAGAAGTATCATAATTAGCAACATAGTTTCTTAATGATTCAACTAATTGATCTGATAATTTTGTTGGTGTTGTATAATTTGGATCATCGCAATAAAATGGTGCATCTCCAGCAATACTTTTTGGTAAAAAATCCATAATTCCATCAATTGGATTAGGATTACCATTGATTTGTCTTGGAATATTTAATAATGCGAACTTAGTAAAATTAAGATCGTAAAAATCATTATAATTTGCTAAATTTAAATCTGAAGCTGCACTTGGGAAAGCATAGAAAGATGTGCCCCGTGCCTTAAGTCTCTTATATAGAGGTGTTGCCATAATTACTAATATATTTTTTTAATTTTTCTATAATATTATCGTTATATTTAATCCTTAATAACTTAATATTGTTATTTTCACAGAAATCAGTTTTAATTTTATCATTATTTATTCTTTTTATAAATTCCAATTCACCGCCAAATTTAGTATTTGGTTCAAAATGTTGTATTCCATCAAATTCTATACATAAATTATAATCAATTAAATAAAAATCAAAAGGTAAATGATTTACATTTTTACATCCATCAAATTTTTTCTGTGGTATATATTTAATATTATTATCCGATAAAAAATTCATAATTATATTCTCACCTTTACTTTGATTACAAATTGGACAACCATTTCCTGATAAATGTTGATATGGTAGTTGATCAAACACACCATGCTTTTTACAAATAATCTGTATATATTTTGTACACAAATCATAATTAACCAATGAATAATCATATATATTTCTGTGTATTTTTTTTGCTTTTACAATAAAATCTTCTGTGTTTGATTTTAGCGTACCTCCGCATTTTGGACAACATCTATATCCATCTATATGATCACAAGGTTTTTGATAAAATTCACCATGAATTGGGCAAATAATTTTAACTTTATCATAAGCACCTTTATAATCAACCAATGAATAATCATATTTATTATTATGTGACTTTTTAGACCTATTAATAAATATTTCTGTATTTAATTTTTTATCATCGTACATACACTTTGGGCAACCAGCACCTTGACTATGATGGTTAGGCATTTGTATAAATTCTCCATGAATTGGACAAGCAATTCTAACTTTAGTGTCATTATTTTTATAATCAACTAATGAATAATCATATTTGTTATTATGGACTTTTTTTGATATTTTTAAAAAATCATTTTTATATTTATCTTTTATACATTTTGGGCAAGAACTTTCGCCTTTAATGTGTGAGCCAGCCAAAGTTTCAAATTCACCATGAGTTGGACAAATAACTTTAATCCATTTCCTAGTTGTTATATCACTATCAACCAAAGAATAATCATATTTATTATTGTATTTTATATTTGACCTGTTAATAAAGTCTTGTAAAGTTATTCTTATCATATTATTATATATAAAATTTGCAACTCCATAAAAATAAAAAAGAGTGATATTTTGTATATCACTCTTTTTTAAGATTAAAAATCTAATTATTCACTCCACAATCTTTTATTAAGTTCCATTCTGATAAGATGAACATCAATATCCAAATCATTACTTAAATTCTGTAAATCATCATAATTTTCACCTTTGATTTTTGATTTGTCAATTAGAAGATCAACATCTTCTAAATCGATCTCAAATTGTTTTAATAATGATTGTAGGTCAGCAGTTTTTTTCTGCTCATAAACTTCAATTGTCTTCTTCATTCTCGTTTAAATTTTGAATTGTTTTAAGTTTTTTCTTTCTTGTTTTTTGTTCTTTTAATTTTAAATAATCATCTGATAAATTAAGAAATGATGATGAATAATCAGCAATTATAAATTGTAACTCTAAGTGGTCTTCAAATTTACTCACCTTAAATCCACCAGTTGATGATGATATGTAATCACTATCATACAAATCATTCAACATTCTATGTGCTTCTTTTTTTAATTCATCTACAGATGGAACCTTATTTACGGCATTCCACCAATGCCAATCTAACAAAGTCATAATTCTATTAACTTCGACAAAATTAAAATTATCTAAAATATGTTTAATATGTTTATCTTTTCCTATTGTAAAATCTGATGCCATTATTTATGATTTGGGTTAGGTGTGAAAACATCTCCTTTACTTGCATACATCATTCTAGTCTGATTATCTAATATCCAAGTAAATGTATTAAATCCATTTGCTGTAAATCTATTTTGAAATCTTGAATATACACTTTCATCATAGTTAAAAACACTATGATGATATTCTAATGCTATACATCTAATTTTGTTCAAATTATCATTAGATAAGCCTTCAAATATTTTTAATTCTGCACCTTCAGTATCAACTTTCAAGAAATCAATATGGTCAATAAAATTTTGAGTAATAATATCATCTAATGTTATAGTTTTTACAAATATATTCTTATGCTCATAATGACCTGGATCTCTATCAAATTCAGTCTCTATAATAGAATGCCCACCATTTCCTGTATGAGTATATAATAACTCTATTGTTTCATCACTAACATTTGAAACAGCCAAATTAAAAACTTGTGCATTGGGATTATTCTTTTTATTCAATTCATAATTATTTGGAAATGGCTCAAAAGAAAAGACTCTTGACGCTCCCATATCTAACGCAAATGATGTAAAAATTCCAATATTTCCACCACAATCAACTACAATGTCTCCTGGCTCAACTCTACAAACTCCTTTAACATAATCTTCTCTGGTATAAACCTCATGATAAGTTACAGACTCTGGATATTTAACTTTAAATATATTGCCCCAACTCTCTCTTATCAATTCTGAACCATGATATAAATCTACAATATCAGTAGTTCCGTGAATATAAAATTTACTCTTCATATTTTACCTATTTTTGCTTATTTTTAAAATGTTCAATTAATAAATTCTCTATTAATACGGATTTTGTTATCTCCTTTTCCTCTATAACTTCTTCCAACAACTTATTAATCTTCTTATTTAATGAAATAGAGCACTTAACTCTCTTATCTTCTTCTGGTAGTTTTTTTCTCATAATAATTATATGAAATAATCAAAAAAAGTTTACAAAATAGAAAAATATGACTTTATTTTATTTATATATAGTATAAAAAAAGTATTAAAATGAGTACAAAAAGAGTAAAAAAAGATAATGTTTCAATTACAATTAATCCAGAAATAATGAAGATGTTAAAAGAAGAAACAAACAATAATTCTAAGTTAATAGAGTGGTTATTATTAAATTATTTCAACAAAATAGGAAAAGATACAAAAAATATAATGATATAAGATGTTAATAACAAAAAGTGTTAAAATAGAAATTAATAAGGGTAATATTCCTTATTATAAAAAATTTTATGAATATAAGTACATTAAAATTGGAGACATTGTTGATATTGATATAAAATATTTATCAAAATCAAACTACAGTAAAATAAAATATATTTGTGATGTTTGTGGAAAAGAATTTGAAATTTCATATAATTCATATAATGATCCAAGGAGGAATAAAGAAAAAGATGTCTGTAAGAGTTCTTGTGCAAATAAAAAAAGAGAAAACACAAATATAGAACTTTATGGTGTTAAAAATTGCTTTCAAAATGAAGAAATGAAAGAAACATCGAAGGAAACTATGTTAGAAAGATATGGAGTAGATCATAATATGAAAACAGAAAAATGCAAATCTGACAGAAAAGAAACATATATAAAAAATTGGGGATTTGATAATCCAACAAAAAATCGTAGTATTTTCAAAAAAGCATTAAATTCAGGTAAAAAAATAAAATATTTCAATAATACAGATTTATATTATCAAGGAACATATGAATTTGATTTTTTAGAAAAATTTTATAATAAAATTGAAATAATAAATGGATTATCAATACCATACATGTTTAAAAACAAAGAAAAAATATATCATAGTGATTTTTTTATACCAAATAAAAATTTAATTGTAGAAATAAAATCAACATATTGGTATGAATGCCAATTAGATATGAATATATCAAAAATAGAATATACAAAATTAAAATATAATTTTATATTAATATTAGATAAACAATATGATGAATTTTTGAAAATAATAAATTAAAAATCTGCCTGATAATAATGACAAACTATATATTCTGGCATTTTTTCTAATTTTTTGAATTTTAATCCCATGCTTGCCATCTTAAACATAAACATAAAATCATGTCCATATCCTCCTGGTTTTGACCATCTTATCTCTTTTAGATTTTTATGGGAAATAGAACTTGTACCAATACTTGCCCATCTAGGCTCGACTATTCTTAGATGTAATTTCTTAAATGTTGCATCCAATGTCATATAATCATTATAAAATACCCAATCATAATTATCTATATCAAATTGATCAGCAATTATTTGAAGATGCTTAGGACCTAAAAGGTCATCAGAATCTAAATAGGTAATTATATCACCATCAACTAATTCAAGTGCAACATTTCTCATTTCACCAGAATATAAAGGTTGCTTGGCGATTTGCAATAATTTAATATTTGGCTCACTAGAAAAAAATCTATTGTATAATTCAACTGTCACAGGACAACCATCAGACACTATAACTAGTTCTTTATTCTGATAAGTTTGTTTTTTAAAGCTGTTAACAGCTCTAACGAATTTTTGATCTGGGTTTGAACGACTTCCTGGATATGGAAGCAAGTAACTCGCCATGATCACACTAATTTTTGGGTTTAGCATAAACTATTATTTATTTTTCTAAATATAGAAAAAATTACATTAATAGTTTATATTTTTTTTATGAACAAGCACTTCCTATTGTTGCCACACCATAACTATCAGGAGTATTAACTAGAGTGCCCTGTTGTACACAAATTGTAGAACTACCACCATATCCAGTAGATATGTTTCCTGGACTTCCATCACAATTAATATATTCCCAATATGCAATTTGTCCAATTGTGCCGCTTGTTATATTATAAGAATAACATAATGCGCATATATAATAACCAGGATCAGTTATAAAAGTAGAATAGTCTCCTCCTACTGCATCACTAATTACTTTCACATGAGCAGCACTTGGATAAACATTTATAATCTCAGTAGGAGCTGGATAATCCTTTCCTTGTACTAATGGTATATTAGATCCGTTAGAAATAGTAGTTGAACCTAAAAAAGTACAAAAGCTATCATATATTTCAATAGTATAATATAAACCAAGTGTAGTAAATGAATGTTCTAAACCATAAGATAGTCCATTGGCATTATTAGCAAATGCGATGTAGTAATATGTTGTTAATGGAAATAATCCATTTGGAAAATTAGTTATAATAAGTGGATTTACAAAACCAATCGTGCTACCAATGTTATTATAAATTGTTGGCTCACCACCAGTATTCCAACACACACCTTGAAATGTTATAATGGATCCTCCATCTGAAATAACATTACAACCGCTTTCTGCGGAAGTTGCTGTAATATTTGTTGCAACTATTGTGAAAACTATTGGAACATTAGTTGTGGTTGTTGTAGTTGTTGGTGGTGTTGTAGTGGTTGTAGTTGGCGCTGGTGTAGTTGTAGTTGTAGTTGGACCAGAAGTTGTTGTGGTTGTTGTAGTTGATGACGTTGTGGATGTGGTTGTGGTTGTGGTTGGTATTGGATATAGCATCCAATCAAACATTTGAGAAACAGGAACATTAGTAAACCCAGTAGGGAAACGAGAATCTCCCGCACTTATACCTCCAACAGTCCAAAAAGGTGGAAGTTTCCAATTACTTGTATATGTTTCATTCTTAAATTTAGAAAGAATATATGTTTTTAAATCTAAAATGCTTATTTGTTTACAATCAGACATATAAGTTTCTTTGTCGACAGGTATGACAACATTACTCATTTTTACTTCTTCTTCTAACTTCCTAATTCTTATTATATTTGACATTAGATATTAAATTTGTTTTAGCAATTACCAGTCCAAGCATAAATATTAATTCCACCAATAACTGGGAAATTTACTAATGTTGAATATGGTGAACCACTAGTAACATTATGGCATCCACTTTCATAACTTATATTAAATTTCTGTAAATTATGTAACGGATTATACGTGTAATAAATATCTAAAAGTAAAGAACCATAATTATTTACAATTAAATCTACTGAAGGATCGCCAGAATTTATAGGAGATCCAATAATACTAACTCCACCTATTTTTATATCAGTTATAATTATATCATCATCTGGAACAGAATGTTGATTAGTAATATGAATATCTGTAGATACAGTAGTGGTTGTAGTCGTAGTTGGAGCTGGAGTTGTAGTAGTCGTAGTTGGAGCTGGAGTTGTAGTAGTCGTTGTTGGGGCTGGAGTTGTAGTTGTGGTAGTTGGGGATGGAGTTGTTGTAGTTGTGGTTGGTGGGTTACCAGAATATAACATCCAATTAAAAATTTCTGTTATTGTCATACCAGTAATTTGTATGCCTACTGGGATTCCACCAACAATTGCTGTTGTGGTTCCAGGGTGAGAATAATTAATTGTTGATCCAGTAAAACCAGATAAAACATAACCTGTTAATCCAGTTATACTTATTTGTTTAGCGTTATCTAAATAACTTGCTTTATCTACTGGGATGACAATATTATCTAAGTTTGTCTCTCTCTCTAAATTTTTAATTCTTATTAAATTTGCCATTAAAGACTATTGTTTTTTCTATATATTAAAATTTCATTTGTAAATTTTATATATATAGAATATGATCACAAATTTCAAATTATTTGAGCAGAAAGAACAAGAATGGAAATTGATTTTAGACATTTCTAAAATTTGGAAAGATTCTGTATATGAAAATGCTAATGAGTTAGTGGCATTTAATGATCAATATATAAGTTTTTTAAATGCTCAAAAGGATTTAATAACAAAAAAGACATCAGAAAATGCTTGGGTTAAATTACAAGAATTAATTACAAGATTGACTGAGAATAAAGATAAAATAGTTGAGAGTTCAACTGTTTGGGAAGATTTGTATGATTGGGCAGATTCCAATTTGGTTGAAATTAAAACTGAAAATGGAAATGAAAATAACTTAAAGACAGATTTCTAATGATAACAAAATTTAAATTATTTGAAAATGTAAGTACAAGACCAGAAGTTGGAGATTGGGTTATGATGGATGGTGAATTGTATAAAGATGGTGCTAAAATATTTTATAATTATATTAAAGATAAAATATTTCAGATAAAAGAAATATTTAGAGTTCAAGGAGGCACAGATAAAAGATATAAATTGAAAATTGAAAATGTTCCAGATGAAATATCTAAAATATTCAATAAAAATAAAGAATGGGAAAGTCATTGTTTCAAATACTGGTCAAATGATAGGGAAGAATTAGAACAAATATTAACAAATAAAAAATACAATATATAAAATGATAAAAAAATTTAAAAAGTTTATTAATGAAGATTTTAACAGTGATATGAGATTTGATGAAGACTCTGAAACTACTGGTAAGGTTATTGAGAAAACTATGGTGGGTAACAACTGTATTATTTTTGTAAAATATAATGATGCATCCGAAAAAGGATATTCAATTGTGTCTTTTGAATTTGATTCATCTATGTGTCAAAATGTTAGTGCTGGTGACATAGTTGGAATAAGATTTGATAAAGAAAATGATAAAATATATATGGGATTTGGCGGAGATGAATTAGCAGATCATTATTACATTGAACCAATAAGTTCCAATAAAATAATAAATAAAAAATACAATATATAATGATAACAAAATTTAAATTATACGAGCAATTAGGTGGTTACAACCTTGGTGATATAGTCTTAATTCTATATAAGGTTCCAAAAACAGATAAAAGAGAAATCGTTCCTGTTAAAATAATTCAAGAAGATGGTATTCATTACCAATTTTCTTTTGATGTTCAAAATAATCCATTTCCACATCAAAGACCAATACCATATGATAAGGCTATGGTAGTTAATAAAACTGATGACATTAAGGAGCCCTACAAGCCGCAATGGACTCAGGAACAACCAGTTAACACCGATTACTCGCCAGCAGCAAGGGGAAATTCTGGAGGAGTCTCAAATGATTTTGTACTTCCTAACTCTTAATGAGATAGTTATATATTACTATTTAGGTACAATAATATTTTCTTTTTTTAATCTATCAATTATATCCTGATTTTTTAAGCCATCTTTCAACCATCTCTCAATAACAGATGTTCTTGTTTGATCTATATCATCAGCATATTGCTCTAATAATCTCCATAAATCATCATTAATAGTTGTTGATAATTTTTGTTTTTTCCTATTTTCATCTAATTTTCTTCTACCCATTTTATTTTATTTTATTTTCAAAAAAAGACAAAAAAAGTCTATAAAAATGACTTTTTGACTTTATTATTTTTATATATATAATAAAGAAAAGTTTAAAATGAAAAAGAAAAAAAATATAACAATTAGACTGGAACCGAATTTATATCAATTAATTGATGAAAATTTTGATAACAAATCAAAATTAATTGAATGGTTCATTATTGAAGGTTTATCAAAAAATGATAAATATAAAGAAGAAATTAAAAAAATAATTTTTAATAATGCCGAATAATAGATTGACAACTGAAGAATTTATAAAAAGATCAAAAAAGATTCATAATGATAAATTTGATTATAGTTTAGTAGAAACTGATGGCATTTATAATAAAGTGAAAATTATATGTCCAATACATGGAATATTTGAACAAGTATTAAAATCACATTTAAAAGGATATGATTGTTATGATTGTGGTCGTTTAAAAGCAAATAAAACACACACATTAAATAACGAAAAATTTATAAAAAAAGCAAAAGAAATTCATGGTGATAGATATGATTATTCATTAGTAGAATATATCTCAGCAAAAATAAAGGTAAAGATTATATGTCCAATACATGGTATTTTTGAACAAACTCCAACAATTCATACACATAAAACAAATAAATCTGGATGTTTAATTTGTGGCGGCACCAAAAAAATTACAACAGACGAATTTATAGAAAAAGCAAAAGAAATTCACGGAGACAAATATGATTATTCATTGGTTGAGTATGAAAAAAATAATAAAAAAGTTAAAATTATATGCAAAAAACACGGAATAATATTCCATAAATCTCCGACAAATCATATTTTTTGGAGTAGTGGATGTCCAATATGCAAATCATCAACAGGTGAAATTAAAATTTTTAATTATCTAAGCAAACATAAAATATTGTTTAAACCTCAATATTCTTTCAAAGATTGTAGAAATGCGCTACCATTACCATTTGATTTTTATTTACCTACAATTATGATCTGTATAGAATATGACGGAATTCAACATTTTAAGCCTATAGAATATTTTGGTGGAGAAGAATCATTAAAAAACTTGCAAATTAATGATAAAATTAAAAATGATTATTGCAATAAGAATAATATTAAACTATTAAGAATTAAATATACTGATGATGTAATAAAAAAATTAGATTCTTATTTTAATATATACTAATAACTTTTTTTATATATAAGATATGAAAAAGGAGAAAAAAGATATGATCACAAGATTTAAAAAATTATTTGAGCAAAATATAGATTTAGAAGATGTAATAGTTAATGTTGAAAATGAAAAAACAGAATTTACTGATAAAATAAAACATGATTTATCAATAATTTCATACAAAAAAGCAAATAGCCCAAAATCAATAAGAATAAAAGAGATTACAGGATATTTTAACAAAAGAGATTTCAAAAATATTAAACTATTATACAATACTTACTTAGTTGTAAGTATGACCAATGGAGATAAGATAATTGGAAAATTATCTGTTTATCAAGATGAAAATGAAAACAATATTAATATCAGAATTAATGATAAATTAATTTATGACCTTGATAATAAAGAATTTAATAATGAAATTTTTGTAGATAAATTAATAACAAAATATAAAGAATCATTATTAGAAGTATATAAAAGAGTAAGACTATAAAAATAAAAAAGTAAAATGAAAAAATTTACAACGTTAGAGGAAGACTTATTAAAAGAAGCAGCTAGATCACAAAATGCATTTGATCAAGGTTTCAAAGATGCAAATGATAAACTATTACAAATTAGAGTTGCATTAGAAGATTACAAAGAAAAATATCAAAGTGGAAATTGGGATTATATTAATTCAATGGAATATATTAATGAGCAATTAGATGGTGTTTTACAACGTTTAGGTGTCTATCCTGATTCATTTAATGAGCCTATCCAAATGATAGAAGGTCCAGAAAGTGATATTCAATAATGACTGATATTACAACTAAATTTGACGATTTTAAATCAAAGAAAATAAAAGACTTTGATAAGGATAAAGAATTTCAACCTTTATCAGATGATATTATTGCAATATCTAAACTAGATAATGGTGATTATGAAAAGGTTAGAGGTCCAATTGAAATTGTTAAAGTTACTGGATTAATAACTGATGAAGATGAGATAAAAAAATTAGATGAAATTGCTGGTGGGCCAGTTCTAAATACAGACTTGTCATTAAAACAGGTTAAAAGAGGTGACACTATATGGATCACTTGTCTCCTTCAAAAACCATCCAGTTCTGTGTTCAATTCACAAAGTATTGGAACTCTGAAAGTTAGAATTGTTGATATATATTATGGTTTATCTAAACTTAGTACATTAAAATAATTTTAAAAATATTTAAAAAAAGTCAAAAATCACCTTTTTTGACTTTTTTATTTTTATATATAAGTTATACTTAAATGTAGAATAGTAGATAAAAAAAATAATAAATTATGTTAATAACAAAAAAAATTAATATTAAAATAGCAAATAAAAATATTGAGCATTTTAATAACTTAGGATACCATTCTAAAAATGGTGATATTATTGAAGTTAATACTGAAGATTTAATGAGAACAAGCAAATATAAAATAAAAGTTGTTTGTGATATATGTGGAAAAGAAAAAGAAATTCAATATCAAAGTTATTTTAAACAACATGAAAACCAGACTTATGATACTTGTCAAAAATGTAAAACCGTAAAAAGGAAGAAAACAATGTTAAAAAAATATGGTGTTGAGCACGCTTTACAAAGTAAAGATTTAATGAATAAGGCAAAAAACACTATGTTAGAAAGATATGGCGTTGAATTTTCAGCAAACAGTATTGAAATTCAAGAAAAAAATAAGAAAACCATAAAAGAAAAATATGGAGTAGAATATATAACACAATCAGAAGAATTTAAAGATAACTCTAAAAAATCAAAAAAAGAAAAATATAATAATGAACATTATAACAATTACAATCAAATAAAAAAGACAAAAAAAGAAATTTATAATGATGAATATTATAATAATAGAAAAAAATCAGATAAAACTTGCTTAGAAAAATATGGTTGTGAAAATATTTCTCAATCAGAAGTAATTAAAAATAAAAAGAAACAAACATCATTTAAAAATTATGGTGTTGAACATCCATTAAAAACTTTTGAAATAATGGAAAAATTAAGAAATACAAATATAGACAAACTTGGTGTACCATATCCAACAATGTCAAAAATTGTAACAGACAAAATAATAGAAACAAATATTAAAAACGGCAGATGGATAAAAATTGAAGATAGAACTGATTTTTATAAATATTATTTACTTGTTTGCAAGCACACACTTCAAAATAAAAAAGAATTATTATATAATTGGAATGGCAATGATTATTATACAAATGAATATATTTTAGAAAATTTTAATTTAAATAGTAATGATAAAAAATATCCTACAATAGATCATAAAAAATCAATTAAATATGGGTTTGATAATAATATATCATACACCGAAATATCACATATTGATAATCTATGTATAACTACTCGTTCTAATAATTCATCTAAAGGTGAAAAAATAGAAACAGAATTTAATATATACTAAAATGAAAAACATCAAAAGTAAGAAAGAATTCTTGAACGAAAATATAATAAATATTATAGAATTATCTAATCTTTCAACTACTTTAGGATTAGAAGCAGATGTTATATTAAAAATGTTACAAGACGAATTTAAAAATAATGGAGATGAAGGAATAATTAAAATATATAAAGAGATAACAGGAGTACCTCTAGAAGCTCTAGGTAAAGGTAGATATATTTTCAAAAAATAATTTAACAAAATGCCAGCGAAAAGTAAAGCACAGCAAAGATTTATGGGAATGGTTCATGCAGCACAAAAAGGCAAATTAAAAAATCCATCTCCTGAAGTAAAAAAAGTTGCAAAATCAATAGACAAAGATTCTGCAACACATTTTGCAGAAACTAAGCACAAAGGACTTCCTGAAAGAGTAAAGAAAAGAAAAAAGATTCATAGTTTTGAATCTTTTGTAAATGAAAAATATAAGTTATAAATTATTTTTTATAATTTCTCTAATATATTTCCAATCTTTCATATTACACTCTAATAGTTTTATTTTTTCATTATCACAATAATCAAGATTTATCCACCAGTCTTCATAAGGATTATTACAGATAAATAAGTCACCATCATTTCCAATATCTGAGCATAATAATTTATATCCTTTTTTTGTAAAAATATTTCTTGATAATTCTCTTTTATTTGAGCCACCATTATAAAAATCATGTTCAAACGTCATTATCTTAAATTTATAATTATCAAAATCAAAATCATTTAATACATTATATGTTGCAGAATCAACATCAAAAAGAAATATAATCAATCAAATTTGGTACATTATTTTCTGTTAAAATATCATTTATATTATTTGTTAGTAAATCTTTACAAATAAATGTACATTTTCTATTACTATAATCATATTTTTCTAAATCAATACACAATCCTGACCACCCTTTATTTTCTAAAAAATAAGTATTATTGATATTTTCTGGATCACTAGAACCAATATCTAAAAAATATCCATTGTTAATATTTAAAATAAAATATACAAAAATATCTTGAAATGCTTGGGATTTACTAAATTTAATGTCATTTATATTCATAATCAATCTATTATTTTAAATTTTGGACAAGGTAAAATAAATTTACCACCACCAAGAAGATAATCTTTTTCTCTTTTTTCAAATTCATTGATAAAATGCCAGGGCAATATTAACAAATAATCTGGATTAACCTTACGCATTTCATCATCAGAATATATCGGTATATTAGTTCCAGAAGTTTTCAAACCCCATTTATATGGATTTCTATCAGAAATACCATCTATTAATGTATTATCCAATCCAAAATATTGCAAAAGAGTACTACCTTTTGTAGATGCACCATATCCCCAAACACTTTTACCTTCTTCTTTAGCTTTTTTAACAAAATCTAAAGTTATATCTTTCAATTCATTTATTCTATTATAAAAATCAATCCAAGTATTAACTGAATCTAAATTTAGAGTTGATTCATAGTTCAATAATGAATTTATTCTAAAATTACAAACATCCCTATATGGTTGAGTGTAAAAAGATTTTTCTTTACCACTTTTTTTAATATACAATCTAAAAGATCCACCATTAACATCATTTAACTGGCAATCTACAACAGAAAACCCATTTTTTTCAAGAAGTTTTTTAATATTAAATAATGAATAATAGTAAGTATGCTCATGACAGATATTATCAAATGCTAATTGTTCAATCATTAATGGAGTATAACTCATTTGCATAATTAACAATCCATCATCATCTAATACTTTATTGATATCTTGTAAAAAAATATCAGGCTTATCTAAATCATAAAACATGGCTATAACAGTTATAATTTTAGCTTTAATATGCCCAAATTTACATTTACTATAAGATTCCTCAGTAAAAAAATCTTGAATCACCAAATTAGCTTTTTTCTTAGACTCATTAAAGTAAGAATCATCTGCTGGGTCTATACCAATTTTTATTATATCATCTGGTATAAACTCAAACATAGTTCCATCATTACAGGCGATATCTATCCAAACATCATTTGGAGAAAAATTAGAAACTTTTACAATAGAATCAACAATACTTTTTAGTTCAGCCCTCATTGTTTGATTAATACCTGAACGATACCAATATTTTCCATACATAGAATCTAATGGTGCGCATTCATTTAATCTAACCGCTCCATTTTCATCTAGGATTAATTTTAATTCATATTTTTTTTGTTCCGTATTATTATCGATAGATAAAAAATCAGATATATTTAATTTGCCTAAAGAAAAAAGTTCTTTCATACTTACATTTATTTTTATTTAGTTTTTAATCAAGTAGTTGTTTTGTTTAATAAGTAAATTTTTTACTTCTTTGATTAAAATTTGGACCAAAATAACCACAAAATCCTTCTGGTGCTATTGTTATTTTTCTATCATTTAACCAACCAGCCCACCAAGAAAAAGTTGAACTTGTTGTTATTAAATAATCGCTAAAACACAATAATTTAAAATCAATTTTATAATTGTTTGAAATTACACTATCAATATTACTGATACCTAGATTATGATTAGTTATAATTACATCTTCCTCATCAAAATAATTATGAGCATCATTAACATCATTTGTTATAACAACAAATTTTATATTATTATCTATTTCTAATATTTTAGATTTTGCATAATCATAATATGATCTATTTTGTTTCCAACTTGGTGGATATTGACCACCTCTAAAATGAATATAACAAAATTTATCATATGGATATTTAGAGATTACACTTTCATATATTGCATTATCGGATTCGTTTAATTCTATTTTAAACCATTCTTTTATATTAGCTTCATTATAATCAAAATATTTCTCACTTTGAAAAAAACCATATAATTCTGTATTATCCCTAATATCTAAAATTTCAGGTTTGAAATATCCAGGACCTTCAGTGATATGATTGCTTATATTACCTATATCTTCGCCAAAACTCAATTTAGGAAAAATGTCCCTAAATAATGAACCGTCAGCACCACTCTCAATATAAAATTTATAATTATATTTTTCAGCCAATGTTCTACACACTGCATACTGAAACATTTGATTACCTAAATATCCAGCAAATTTTATTTTTATCATTTAATTAATTATTTTTTCAAAAAAATTTAATACATTTTCAAAATTAAATTGTGACTTACTTATATCTAATATAGAAGGTTGATTTAGCATTTCTAAATATAAATCATCATTATTATCTAATTCAATTATTTTTTCTATCATTTTTTCATCATCATTAAAATCATACCAATTTATAAAACTTTTATTATTAAATTCTTCATGAATTCTATTATACCCCCAATAAAGAGGTATTGTTTTAGATACTAATGGTTCTAAAATTTTTTCAGATGTATTTTCATCACCAAAATATACCCAATTATCCCAATCTAATATTGTACCACAAGATGGTAATTTTCCATCATTATTTTCAAATGCAAATGTAAATTTATAATTTTTAATAAAATTACATTTTTCAAAAGATTGTCCACCAATACTAACAACATCAATATCTTTATATTTTGAAAGTTTATTCTTAAAATCAAGTCTCTTATGCCAAAATGGTAAATTTCTGTGCATAAAAGCACAAAACTTCTTATTTTTTATATCTTCTTTTGTATAATTTTTAGTTTCTGCTAATTGATTAAAATCTCTTAATCTACCATCTAATATCATCTGATATGCATACAATAAATATAATGGAAATCTAAAATATTCATCACCGTCTAAATAATATGGATTCAACATATAATCACAACTATCAATTGAAATATAAAACCTATCGTGTGGCTCATAATATTTTTTAAAGTCTTTTTTATGATATATGACAGGCTCTTGTGTAAAAAAAATCTTAACACAATTTTTAAATCTTGATAAATTATCTGTGGTTAATGTGTAAAATAGTAAATCTGGATTTTCATTATCTATAATTACTTCATATTTTTTTCTTAAAACATAAAGAAAAATATTATCTCTATGAAAATCTGGATAATTTGGATCTGTCCAATTATAAAAACAAACTTTAATTTTCTTCATAAATAATTATTTTTTTGCTAATATCCAACATTGACAAGGTCTTTCAAATACATTATATGTAGGGCACTGACCCATAAAAGGCCAATTATTTTTAAAAAATACAGATTCTATATATTCAAAATTACCCCATTGACCAATTTCAAGAACTTGAAATCCTGTCTGTTTTAATAAACAACCCAATCCAACAGGCGTAAATCCTGTAATATAATTATCTGGATATCCATGAATAAGATTTAATGTTGGCACATTACAATAAAAGTAGGCTCCTTCAGCAAGATGTTCATATATTTTTTCTAAGCATAAAAAAGGATTATATAAATGTTCTAAAATCTGATTAAGCATTACAAAATCATAATCATTATCAGGTATATCTATTTTATGAAGATCATATTTTTCTGGATCGTCATCATAATTAAAATTGACAATTCTTTCAGGTATTAAAAACTTTAATTCTGGATCTTGAGCAGCACCTTGACAAGCATTAAAAGCCAACATTTTTTTTGGCTCAATATTATATTTTTGTACATATTTTTCAAATTCTTGAACTGCAATAATTCTTGGAACTTCTCTATCAATCCAAGTCCATTTTTCAGGTTCATTTGGTAAATTATTATACCTCATTAAATATTCTTGCGTTCTATTTTTTAACACCAAATCATAAATATCTGTTATTTCATTTCTCTCTAATATCATTTCATATCATTTATTTTTTCTATCATATAACTGGCTACAGATTCTTCTGATAACTTTTCTTTATAATACTTTAAATTTCTTTCATATATATCATCAACATTTAATGATAAAATATATGAAATCAAATCCTCAGTTAAATCAAACCAAGAGTTAATTAAAAAAACTGGACAATCTTTATAATACCAAAGATCGTCTTTTCTTGTTGAAATCACAATACATCCACTACCAAATGCTTCCACAAATCTAAATGTATCAACACTAGTTCCATCAGGAGCCAATGCTATTTTAGTGTCCCCTAATATCTTATAATAATCATCAATAGGTATTCCTGTTCTAAATGATGAGTTAGTTTGATTTAATATAGTAAATTTATTGCTAAATTTATTCAATCTATCCACTAACACAGCTCTATCATAATTACATGGCTGACCAGAATAAAATATATCATATTTTCTTTCACTTATTTTCTTTTCAGGATACATTCTAACCATTTTTTTAGTTCTATCGCTATGCATCGTCCAATTATACCCTATTGGAATAGGAAATATTCTCTTATCATCAAATCTTCCAATTCTATTAAATATTCTAAAAACAGCAACAACATTCTGATTTGGATATGGATTCATACCAAAATTACCTAATTCATCTCCTGTAAGAATAACAATTTTTGGATATTTAGTTTCTGGAACAATTCTAAGATTTGGTGTAATAACTATTGAATAGTCGCCTGTTAATTTATCTATTAAAATATCAACAATTCTATTTAAATACTTAGTTTCACACCAAAAATCTTCATCTATCTCATAATAAATTTTTTCTATCATAACAATTGTTTTATTTTTTGATACATCACACCAAATAAACCATCTGAAGTGTGATCTGTCAATAAAGTTAAATCTGCATCGGATTCAAAATACCAATTATCATAAATATTATCAGAAATTGTAATGAATTGTTTATTTTTAATAAAATTTTCTTTAACCATAGTGAAACAATAAGAACCAGATGGTCTACCGACTATAATATCACATTTTGTGGATAAATAACTATTCTCATTCATATCACAATCTAACTTGATTATATCAGATGTATAAGCAACATTTTCTTTATTTATATTAGTTTTCATTGTTAAAAAAAATAAAACATTTGGATATTTTTCTGATAATTTTTCAACAACAGAATCTGTATCTAATGCTATTCTTATAGTTAAAGGAATATTATTATTAATCATAACTTTTAGATCATACTTTGAATTTGATATAAATTCATCAATATTATTTTTTTCTACAAAATTAAAATCAATTTCTGGTAAATAATAATCAATTTTTTCAATAGGAATATCTAGAGTATTAAAAATATCTTGATATAATTCATATAATGAGTATAATGAACAATAGTGTCTATCTCTATTTCTATTTAAACCAGACTTAGTTAGCCAATCTTGTTGACCCACCCAAGTATTAATATAAATATCACTATTTTTTATTACCTGATCATAATATGATATTGGATAAGCACTAATTAAATTCCAATTCACAAAACTAGAAAATGCTTTATCATGTTTAAGATTTTGTATATCTTTCAATATTTTTGGATTGTTATTGTGCAAATAGCAATAATCATTATTTGGCATTTTTTTCATAATATCTCTAACAAAACTTCTAGAATAATGTACATCACCATTATGAAATGTGTTATAAAAATATATCATTTTTTTATTTTTTATTTTTTATCTTATAGAACTTTTATATTGACCAAGTTGACTACCTTGACATACTAATCCAGGTTCCCACCAATATACTTTTAAATCTAACTGTTTTATAAAGTATGCTAAATCAAAATCAAAAGCGTGTGAAAAATCAGAAATTGTATTTTTTAATTTTTTAGCGGCATTCAACGATAATATATAAGCGTCTACAGTCCTTGTCTTAGGGTGATTCACTTTTTCATAAACCATATCTCCATTTATTTTTATAGGATGAGAATTATCATATGGCACATGAACATCTAATAAATACACAGAAAAACTTGAACCTAAAAATATAATATCAAAATCTTTAGGTGTTTTATTTAATAAATAATCAAAATTTTGAAAATTTTGATTAAAAATTACATCATCTTCTAATATTAAAGAAGTATTATAATTATTTTCCACTATTTTTTCAATAGCCTTTAAATGTGAAAATGAATTACAAATTTCAGACACTCTCAATTCTCTAAATTCTGGAATTTCTTTATATATTCCTAAACATCTATTATTCCATTTCTCAGGATCTACTTTATACCACTTTGATATTAAATCTTTATCAATTGTGTTTCTATCAAATTCTTCTATAAATTCTACATTACCAAGATTTGATATAATATAATTTTTTCTTTCTACTAATTCTTTCCAATGAATTATAAATACTTTATCTATCACAAACTTCTATTATTTTTTTAGAACAGCCAACATAATCAAAATATTCATTATATATTCTTTTACCATTGTCCAAATATCTATTTATATCAGAATCAGTTTTTGATTTTAATATATTTGGTATATTTTTGATATCATCTTTATCAATTAAAATACCAATATCTTCAAAATCAAATTCATTTTTCCAAGGAATCCAAGGATTATCAAAAATATAAACTGGTATTGATCCATATTGCAATGATTCACAAATTCTAAAAGATGTTGAACCATATCCTCTTGGACATAATGAAAATATATTTCTTTCCATAACCTCTGAAAATCCATTATAACTTAAAGAGTTACTTATAAAAAATCCTGGTTGTCCAAACAACTCCTTAACCATAATATCTCTAACTTCATGCCTACCATTTAAAGCACCTACAAATCCAGCAAGTATATCTTTATTTCTAACTTTAATATTTGGATTAGGTTTACAAATTAAAGGAATTTCAACTCCTAAATTTTTTCTTGGTACATTTTTCTTACCTCCGCCACCTGAACCATATACTATAATATCCAAATCTTTTAAATCTTGTAAAATTCCATCATCATATTGTAATACAGTGAAATATTTTTTACTTCTATCTAAGGAATCTAAAAAATATTGCAAATCTGACATATCGTATTCCGCATTACCCCTACTTAAATAAAAATTTGTCCAAAGAATTGGCAAATAAATAAGCTCTGTTTGAATATTATTATTTATCATATATTGATAAAAAAAATCTTCAAAAATTACATCATTAAATGGAGGATACGTGTGATTTGTTTTTACTATAAATTTCGTTGGTGTATCTTGAATCATATTAATAAATTATTTTTGCCAATTTGTATGCCATAAATGAAGACAATATGAATTTTCATTCAAAAAACTATAAATAAATCTCCTAGATTCCTCACCATCATCTACATTATGTCTGTAAACAGCAGGAAAAGGAAATAAAAATTTTGTAGGAAATATAACAACATTATCATCATTATTTATAGTATCAAAAAATATTCTTGTTATAAAATATGGTCCAGTATTATTCATAACACCATTAATATCATCTACAAATGTTGTTTTTTTCTGCAATTCTGACACCAAATTAGCTACGTATTTATGATTAGGTATAGATGCCATAATACTATTAAAAACTTCTGGTTCTTGTACATGCCCATTACCAGCGAAAAAATCCAAATAACACAAATCATCAAATGACTTAATAAAATCAAAATCAACATCAACATACAAACCACCCATTCTTTCTAATATTTCATATCTTAAAATGTCACTCTTTGCACCCAAATTTTTTATATTATTAAACAACTTAATATTTTTTAATCCAAACTCATCTACATCTTTATCAGTCCATAATTTATATTCCCAATTAGGGTTAATTTTTTTTAATTTCTCTATATATGAACTATACCTTTTAGGTATTTCTCCGCCTAACCATATTTGATGTATAATTTTTGGAATTTTATCAATTCTTTCTTTTTTTTCTAAAAAATTCTTATTATACAATTCTTCTAACAATGCCCATCTTTTATCACCATTTATGGAATTCACCATATTAATCAAATAATCACTCATAATTCACTTAAATAATTTTTATAAATATAATCTTCAAGCACTTCTATCTCTAACACCTTTTCAAAATTTTCCTTGATAAAATCTATTTTAGAATAATATAAATCTGGTGTCAAATCATCAAAATTTAAATCATCTAACTTTATTATACCATTTAAATTAAAATAGTTTGAAATATTATCTGTGCCGTAATATATTGGAATAGTTCCGCTAGCAAAACAATCTAAAATTTTTTCTGTAAAATAATCATCATATTTAGAATTTTCGATTGCAACAGAAAACATATAATCAATTATACCTTCATCTTTAATTTTTATTTCATTAAATCCTCTACCAAAAATATCAAATTTGCCTTTATTTTCAGATATAAATTTCAATCTAAGTCTCTGACCAGATGTAACACCTTTATTAGAAGACACCATTGACAATAATTTATGTTTATCATAAATTTTTGGGGTTTCTATCCAGAATCCCATTGCTGGAACAAATTTAATTTTATCGGAATTAATTTTAATAAGATCCTGATTCATGGTAAATATTAAATCAAATTTATCTAACATTAGATTAATATTTTTACTTATAAAATCAATATTAAAAATTGCACTTGATTCTAAATTCCAAGCATACTTTTTACCATTGAAATTATCTCTAAGACCTTGATATATTCCATCATCAACATAAAATGACACATTTTCAGAGTAATCATTTTTATTCCATTCAATAAATTTAGATTTCTTCCACCAAGTAGAAGAATGAGCGTGTTGAAATGGACCACCTATTAAATTATATTTTAACATTTTTTAATAATACATTATTTTCTACAAATTTAACAAATTTGTAATCTGGTAACATTTTTAATATTTGTTCTAAATTTGGTTGACCTTCATATAATTCAGAATTATCAAATTCTGTATATAAATATCTTGTTTTTTTCAAAGTTTCTGTTGCGCCTTCTATTAATTCTTTTTCTGCGCCTTGAACATCAACCCATATGAAGTCTATACTTTCTAATTTTTCTTCATTAAACCAATCATCTAATTTCTTAGTTTCAACTTTAATAGTGTTATTAAAAATACACCATCTGTGCTGTAATAAATGTAATTTTGGTTTTTTAATTGAAGATGATTTATCCCAATCACCATACCAAGGCATTCCAGGATTACTACCACCACTTAAATGAAAATCAATCTCACCATTACTGTTTGATATTGCCATTTCATAAAGTTTATAGTTTGAATATTTTTTCATTCTATTTTTAAACCTTTGTATAGCTCTTGGATCTGGTTCAAAACAATATAATTGTATATTCTTAAATGTATTTACAAAATCTTCAGAATCTTCACCATCATTTGTACCAATTTCAAGAATTATTGGATTATCTTTATTTAATAATTGCTTTATTTCTCTTTTATTCATAATTTTATTAATTTTACATCAATTTCCATATGACAGGCTGTATTTTTTAGTCCTTTAAAATCTTCAAAATCAATAATATAATCATCTAAAAATTTATCATTCAAAAATAATGCTGAAATATTTCCATGAACATTATTATTAAAAGTTTGAACTTTGTTTATTGGATTATTCAAAATAACAGATTCTTCAAAGCAAATCATTTTCAATCTGTTTAATGGATAACCAGCTATAATACTTTCGTATGAATTTGGACTATTAAAACTCAATACTTTTGTGAGAGACGAGAATTCCTTTGTCCTAAAAAAATGTCCATCTAAACTCATCGGGTAGCCATAATCACCTTGCGCACCATACCACTTAAACAATAGATTTGAATCAAAATTTGGTGGAGTTTGACGAATTCTTGCTGCATAGCAATATGTTAAATATGGATTTAATCTTAATGATAGTGTTAAAATATCATCATTCAAAGTAAACAACTTAAATTGCTTACAATCTAATGTGAATGGATTTTTAAAAACTATATCATCCACAAAAAACACAGTATAAGGATTGTCTTGATCTAATAAAAGTAAAACATGTTTCTTAAATTCTTGTGTTTCTTTTATATATCTAATATTTGAATCGTTGTGAATAGTAAAAAGTTTTTCATAACCTTCTTTGTACTTATCATTGGAATAAGTGTATAAAATATTAATTTTATATTGTGAAAACTCCTTAAAATAAAATTTCATGGAACGTAAAAAAAGTTCCAATTGGCACGCTCTATCTTTTGAAAAAACTATAATATTCAACATAAATTATTATAGGTCGAACACATTAAATTGTTTATAATTATTCTAAATAATTATCTATTTTTTGGATATGCATATATCTTATTAATTTGTTCGAATTTTTTTCTCAATAATTTAGCTTCTCTGTTGTTAACACCTATAACATAAGCATATTTATGTTTATTTTTTGGTTTTCTAACATGGCACTTACTCATACATTCTACAGAGTATTTTTTCATCATATCTACAATATTTTGTGGTATATTTTCCCACAAAATTGTAGTTTTTTTACTCCATCCATTATTCCAAACAACACCAGTTTTTTTCAAAAATGATTTATAAAAATTTAATTTTCTAAACCCACGGTTATTAACCCAGCCATTTGGATTATCTGGATTAAAATATAATTTATCTGAGCCAAAATTATTTCCAAGATAATAAAAATTACAAGCCTGATATATTGTACCAAGTTCTTTTGCTTCTGGATCAGCATATGCCTCAAACAATCTAAACTCTGTATTTTTAACCATCCATTTAATTGACCACATTAATAACGCACTTGCTAAATTTTTTGGCGTCCAAGAAGCACAAGCACCTCTACTTATAAGTTTTTCTAATTTTGAAGTTTCTTCTCCTAACATTACAGAAAATGAATTTGGTGTTGACATAATAATAACACCAGCTAATATATTATTATATGTTGCAACAAATCTATGTGTTGGCCTATTTGGCATTTTACCTAACCATTCATATTTTTTAATAAAATTTACTATCTCACCAGTTCTAATATCATCCTTAGATATTGATTCAAAATTAAAATCAGAAATTTTTAAATTTGTATAATCAAAATCTATATTTTTTATATCATCTTCTAGAGTTTTTAATCGTAAATCATATTGCCAAGAATGAGATTTATTATAAATAATGGGATCTATCATTTTATTAAAAATATCATAATCTTTATCTAAAATGAAAATGAAATTATATCCATTTTCTTTACATATTTTTTCTTTTTCTAAATTTTTATCTTTGTGTATATCAAACCAATATGATGATTTTATTTCTATTATCAAATTCAAATCTTCAAAATAAAAATCTGGATGGTATATACATTCTTTATTATTAAAAATATATTTAATTGAATTTCCTCTTTTAATAGTTATTTTATCAAAATAAGTATTCAAAAAATCTAATTCATATTCTCCTTGATAATAAAGTTCCGAATCTCTAAAATTTAGAATGTGATATCCATTTCTAATCATTTTTTTATAAATTTCTACATTTTGTGCTGGATAATACACACCATATTTTTCAAAAATAATGTTAGATAATTTTTGTTTCACTAATTCATTTTGCATTGGATTTTCAAATCCAAATTTTTCTAAACAAGTCTCTTTGTATTTTTCTCTATTATTATAAAATTCGTCATTATATCTTTCTTTTTTTGTATCAGATATTTTCTCTTTAATTGTTTTAGAGCCTAAAGGCGATTTAGATAAATATCTTTCTATACAAGTATTTTCAAATTTTAATTTAATTTCACTATTCTTCAACGGTGAATCTACACCATATAAATTATTTAATGTAATTTTGGATTTTTCTTTAAAATCGTTAGTTGACATATATTCATCAGAGCCATATTTTTCTTTAAATGTTTTTTTGGATTTTTCTCTAACTTCTTTATTTTGTGCAGAGTGTTCTACACCGTATCTTTCCAAATTTGTTTCCTTAGACTTTTCTTTAAACTTATCCAATTTTAATGGATGATCTACACCATATCTTTCTAAATTAGTTTCTTTTGTTCTACTACCAGAACAATGCTTACAATGATAAGCATCATTCTGAATATTTCTTAAATATGAAAAATATGAAATATTATATTCCTTCTGACACTTATCACAAATAACATCAATCTTATGCTTAGTTGTTTTTGGTAAATCATTAACATTAATTATTATAGTGTCTCCAGATTTTACCTCATACCCTAAACTAATATAGTGACCTATATTTTTGTTAGTTGTTTTTACTTCTATTTTATTTATTTTAATCATATATCTATATAGTATTTAATAGCACAAAAGTTTATATTATTATCAATTTTAATAGCACAAAAGTTTATATTAATATATAATAACGCACAAAAAAAAGAGAGGATAAATCCTCTCTCTTTTATTATATAGTGTGTAACTATTAGATTAAAACACCAGCTGAGTCAGTAACGACAATTGTCATAAATTGCTTCCAGGGAAAAAATCCGATATCGGCAACCGCATAACGGCTACGAATCATCATCCTTGGTGCCCAAGTTGCTTCCGAGATTAACTGAATTGACTGTGCCATCAAATAAGGTACGAATACCAAACCTGGTTGTTCAACAGAATTCTTTCTTCCTAAGAAGATACGGTTGTCATCCCATCTTTGATAAGGGTCAACATAGATGCTGATGTTACCAACATTACCCATTGGGAAAAGTTGACCATTTGCGTTTAAGTTAGCCTTAACAGGGTTAAGAGTATAACCAGCAACATCTTGAATAACAGATGCTAAGTTACCATTGGTAACAAGGTATTGAGCAGGACCTACACGACCTTCAGTTGCGATGAAGTTAGAAGCGTTGTTCAATTTAGCAATAAGTTTTCTTTGGATTGAGTGAGTTGTTTCACCTCCTGGGGTAGCGGCACCAACTGCTAAGTAAGTGTCAACGTTGAAGTCAAATTTAGGATTGCCAGAGCCATCTTTTGGAGTTGTCCAAGCAGTTCTATTTTTGTCAGCCATTTCAGTTACTTTAGCGATGATTTGTTTAGAAATAGTTTGGGTAAGTTCATTAACCAATACAGATTCTAATTTTTGAACGATATCCATGCCTGTTGCAGCTTTGATATCTTCAATTTGAGTTCTCTTCAATGAAGATGTGATCTCAATGTCACCAACTTGGATAGTCTTGGTGAAGATGTCAGGACCAATAACGTTTGGATAAGTTCTTTCGTCCTCATCTCTTGTCATAGGCTTGTTCATGTACCAACCTGCACTAAATCCAGGAATGTGATCTTCAAGTAATGATACTAAATCAATAGTAACACCTGTTAATTGAACTTCAGTAACAACTGCATCAGTTGTAGCAAGTTGCATTTTAACGTTTGAGTTCAACATATCAACGATTGAATAAGCTGCTGTTGGGAAAGTATTTCTGTCATCAACGAATCCCCAACCTGCGTTGTTAGATCCTGGATTGAATTGACGGAAAATTCTAAACATAGGATAACCATTAATACGTGACCAGCCTAAGAATTCCATCCAACCTTCTTTTGCAAGAGTAGCGTTTTTAGGATAGTTAGTTAATACTGGATCAAAACCTTGAAGAATAGGAGCTGTAACAGGACCACCTTTTGCAAAGTATGCTGCTAAGTCAGTTGTAGCACCAACGTTATTAGTGGTGTTATTAACTGTTAAAGTACCACCAGTTAAGTGAACATAAAGAGGATTGGTTAAACCACCTACTTTTTCTCTGATTGGTTGGCCATTAGCGTCTTCTTTTACAGACATAGCTGCTTTTAATGCAGTATTCAATGTAGAAAGTCCACCTGCTAAATTCAATGAGAACATAATTGGTCTTTCATCTTTCAATGTAGAATCAGATAAGTTGTCATATTTGAAGTCAACAAATAATAAGTCAACTTTTGGAGAAGAAGCTGGTTTAACAGCTACTAAATCTAAACCAATGGTTTGAGCAGCAATTTTCATAGAAACTGGTAAAAGGTTTTGACCGATATCACCAGAACCAATACCACCAGCTTGACCTGAGGTATAATCACCCCAAACTAAACCAGGAGTGGTTGAAGGTTGAGCAGCTACAACTGGTCCCATACCATTTAAGTTACCTAATGTGCTATAAGCTACATTTTCATTTAATGAATGCATTTCAGCATATTCAGACATCCATTTCATTTTGTAAGGATCGCTAACGCCTAAAGATTCCAATACTGGTTTCCATTTGTTGATCGCTTTTTGATTGTCAATTATTAAATTCATTTTTTGTTTTGTTTTTTATAAGACATAAGTCTTTGTTTTTTATGATAATATATATTCTTTAAAAAATATCATTTTTTTCTATTTTTGATATTTATTAAGAATTTAATTTATCAAACACCTTTAAGAAATTATCAAGCTGATTCTCAGTAAGTTTTGAGCCATCAACAAGACGATTTTCGGTGATTAATTGTTTTGCAGGTTTTTCGTTTGTATACCTTTCTAAATCACGACTATACCAGAAGCTCTCAAATTTTTGTACTGTATCAAGGGCAGGGAACAATCTTGAAGAAGTCAAGATTTGGTTTTTTACGTTTGTGTCGAGTTTTTCCCAAATTGGTGTTAATTCTGATGGCATTGCATCAAGTAACAAATCATTAAAAGATTTCTTTTTTGGAGAAAGTGCTTCATTTATGATTGATAACACTTGTGCTTCGCTTGTGTACTTACCTTCGCTTTCTTTTAACGCGATTTTAACTTTAACTTTATCATCGTTTGATAAGTTGTAATAAGCTGCTTTTCTTTTCTCTGTTAAGAACATCAAGAAATGTGGCTGATCGTTTTCTGAAGCCTTACGTTTTTTGGTTTCAAGGATCAAAGTATTTAAATTTTCTGTTAATTTATTTTGGATTGTATTTAATCTGCTACCAAGTCTAGTAACTTTAGATTCGTGAACTTCAACTTCTGGTTGTGCACCTTCAGCATCAGGAACGTCTAATTTAATAACAATCATTCCATTTTGTGGATTAGTTGCTTGAACCTCACCTGTTTGGTCACCAATGGCTACAGTTTCACCAGGAGCTGGCATGCCTGTTGCTTCACCTTCTCCAGTGTCAACTGGTTCTTCGGTAGTTGGTTCAATTGGTTCTTCTGTTGGTAATTCACCTTCAACTGGTTCTTCAGTAGGTTCTTCAGTAGCAACTGGTTCTTCAGCAACTGGTTCTTCACCTTCTGGAGCTTCTGTTGTTGGTTGATCAACAGTTGGTTCTGCGGTTGGAGCAGCGGTTTCTTCTTCATAATATTTATCAACATTAACTGTATCGTCTTCGTTAATAAATGTGTATTGACTTTCAAGAACTTTTCCAGTTTTTAATTGTTCTGTTAAAAGTTTTGAACCTTCAATAGTTTTGTCAAGACTTTCTGCAATATAATTGGTGTAAGCCATTGCATCGTCTAGATTTTCAGCAATATATTCAGAATAAGAGATATTATTATCTACATGTTCTGCAATGTATTCTGCATAAGCGATATTGTTATCAAGGTTTTCAGCGATGTACTCTGAATAAACAATAGAGTTATCAAGGTTTTCTGCTAAATATTCTGAATAAACAATAGAGTTATCAAGATTTTCAGCTAAGTATTGTGAATACTCAATTGAATTATCAAGATTTTCAGCTATGTACTCTGAATAATCAATAGTTTTATCAAGATTTTCAGCTATGTACTCTGAATATTTGATATTCTTGTCAACGTGTTCTGCAATATATTCTGAAAAATCAATGTTTTTATCCAAAGTTTCAGCGATATACTTACCATAATCAATAGATTTGTCTAAACTTTCAGCTAAATACTCTGAGTAATCACTTACTTTTTCTAAGCTTTCAGCAAGATAGTCATTGTGCTTAATTAAGTCAGTTGTAGTTTTTTTCAACTCAACATTCTCGTTAACAACAATTTGTAATCTTTCTGCTAAATAATCTAAGTATTTGCCGATTTTTGATTGTTGTTCTTGTAATTTTTCATAATAGCTAAGCATATCATTTAACTTAGAAGGGTCGAAATCACTTTTTGTTTTGATGGCTTCGTTAATGTTACCTTTAAATTTTTCAATTTCTTCTGTTAAATAATTTGAATACTCAAGCATTTGTTTTTTAGTTACAAATTCTTCGTTCATTTTAAATAATTCATTTATTTTTGACTCGTCGGACATATCGAATATCCTAAAGTTGGCTGATTCATTAAATCCCAAACTTTCGTTTAATGATTTAACTTGCATTCTTGCTGAACTAAATCCTGGATCAGCAACGGCATCATAAGTAAATAACTTTTTTACAGTTACCGTTCCATCTGATTCTGTGATACCTGCAGCTCTAGATGATACAAAAATAGGACAACCATCATCAACAAGTGCTTTCGCCTCTTTACCCCAATGGGTATTAAGCAATCGAATTTCACCTTTAACTACGTTAGTTTCTTTAACGAAAAAGGCGCTTTCAATTGTGTGTGAAACTCTTGATAATGAAGTGTCAAAAACATCTGGGTGATCAAATTCTCCATAAACAACGCCTAGCTGATTTTTACGTTTTATTAATTCATCAAGGTGAGGGAGGAACTTATCAGCAGTGTATATCCTATCATTACGATTTTTGATATTAAATTCTGTGAATGTTCCTTCTAAAATGTACTGACCTTTTTGTCCAGCAGATGCTTGTTCATTTAGTCTAAGACCGTCCATGCAATGTTCTACAATAAGGACTGGTTTCATAAATTTTTCTGGTTTTTTGTTTTATATATAAGTTAAAAAATACCATTTTTTTCTATTTTTGAATCACTTACAGATTTAAAACAAAAAAAGTTAGATTTTCATCTAACTTTTTTTGTTTAAATAGCATTTAAAAAATCATCAATATCATCATCAGGTTTCTTAGAGTCAACTTTTTTTGTTTTTTTCACAGTTGGCTTAGTAACATCCTTTGTAACTACATTTTTTTTAGTTTCTTTTACAACTTCTTTAATTTCTTCTTTTTTTGATTCTGGTATTTTAGAAGGTTTACTCAATTGTTCATTAAAATATTTTAATAAGTCTTCTTCTTCTTTATCCTGAACCTCCATTTCTTTAATTTTATCTAAAAATGCAGTACTTTCATCATCAGACTTTTTCATTTCTTCTTCAAAAGAAATTTCTGATTCTGATTCTGGTTCTGGTTCAATTCCTAATATTTTTTCTTTAACCCATTCTTTACTAAAATATGGTTTATCATCTTCAACAATACTTGATAAAGTTTCTGCTATCTTCTCTCTTTGACCCTTAATTTTAGCTTTGATTTCATCTTCATATTTTTTTCCAGGAATTTTTAATTTTTTTAACTCACCACCAATTATTATTTCATAATAATTATCTTTTTCTCCTACAAATTTTTCTACATCTTCTATATCAAATATATCGTTGTGATATAAAATTGAAACTATTCTTCTATCTATACTCATTATTATAATTTATTTTTAAAATTCTGTTTGACCACCGCCTTGTGCTCCACCTTGTGCTCCACCGCCTTGTGCTCCACCTTGTGCTCCAAAACCACCTTGTGCCTGTCCACCTGGAGGCGCTTGTGCTTGACCTCCTTGAAGATTTTGTCCACCTCCCATTTCACCTTGTGGTGCTCCGCCACCTTGTGCTCCGCCCATTTCTGGAGGCATACCCATATCTGGTGGCATACCACCTCCTCCACCGCCTCCACCAGCGCCAGCACCTTCACCAGCTAAGCCACTCATCATCTTATATTTATTATTCTCTTCTATATCCTTATCTGTGAATTTCATAATATTCCTAACAATCCATTCTATTGATAAATATGGCTTACCTTCTGCGTCTTGTAAGTTGCTAGATAAAGTAGATGAAATTTCAGCTCTCTTTGATAAATTATTTAAGTGTTTCCATTCTTCAAATAAATCATTAGAATTAAATTTCAATTTAATATAACTATCAAATATTCTATCTTGTTCTAATTCTGGAAAATCTAAAACCATTTGAATTTTTAAAGGCTTAACTAATATTTCTTTAAATAATGTTCTTAAACGATTAACAAAAGTCTTAAATCTAATCTCATCCATTGTTAATGATGATGTGTCATCATAAAAAGCACCACCACCTTGTTCTTCATCTAATCTTGAAAATGGCATTTTAGATGCTCTCTTCAAACTTTTATAAAACCACTGAAGTGTAATATCTTCATTCAATTGAGCTTGTTCTGGTTGTTCAATAGTCATTTCTGGCACTCCAGCTTCAGAACTTGGGAACCAATAATCTTTTGAATGAGGAATTTTAGTTGATCCATTTATATAAGGAATACCAGTTCTATCATCCCATTCAATATCCTCATGATATTCACTCATCAACTGTTGAATTTGTTGTTCTGCTTGTTGACGAGTTAATCCATTTACAGGAATAACAAACTTTTTATAAATAGAAGCTTGATTTAAGTTATACATCAACTTAGTAAATTCTAATAATTTAAGTTGATTATAAGGTTTAATAAGACCTTCAACATAAGATGTTTCATCATAATCTAAATTGTTAGAATATGAAATATAAATAATATTAGCATCCAATAGCACCCTTCTCAATTGTGGAATATCTGGGTTTTGAATCCAAACAACAGTACCAGTACCTGGCTCAGCAGCTACTATAAGTGTAAGAGGATCTAATAGATTAAGGTCAATAATATTTTTTTGATTATCATCATATACAATTTCAAATGCCAAGAATCCATCAATCAAAAATGTTTTCATATAATTCCAAGCAGTTAAACCATCATTAAAATTAAATGCATTGTAAATTCTTCTAAAATTCTCTTGATATTTTGCTCTAATAGATTGATCATAACTATCTGGTAAATCTGTCAAACTACAGAAATAATTGTCATCATCATACATAACTGCTTCTTCAGCAATTCTTACTACGTAATCTTTTATTTCTTCTTTAATAGCATATTGATGTAAAATTTTTCTTTTATCTAAATATCTTCTATCTAAATATGCTATTGATTTCTTTTCTAATATCTTGGATATAATTTTCTTTGTGAATAAATCGTACATATTTGTACCTGGTTCATAAAGTAAATTACTTGTGTCTTGAAATGCGCCAACTGCTTGACTATTCTTAACAACCATTTCCTGATCATCCATTCCAAAGTTACTTAACCTTCTTAAAAGTTTGTTTCCAAAACTTCTTCCTACATTTCCTTTACCAAATTCATACATTGAATTAGGTTGATTATAACGATTGTATGTTGCCATTTCTCAATTTAATTTTTATTATATATTAAATTATGCTGTCTCGCTTTTTATTTAAATTTTTTTCATTATATTTGCAAATATGAAAACTGAATGCGAACATAAAAATAGAAAAAATCTATACTCTTATTGTGTACAACTCTATACGAATGTATTAGAAGTTGAATGCATAGATTGTGGTATGCACAGACATGAAACTAGATATAAAAATGGAAGAGTTGATTGTAGTGAATGGTTTAAACCCAGAAAAGAAAAAACAAAATGACAAAAGAACAATTTTTAAAACTAGAATTAGTTAGTAAAGCCTATGTTATGTATAAAAATGCTAAACATTGGGTAATTGGTAAAGATTTAGATGAATGCCTATTAGAAGTTGTTGAAGACGATGATGGAGAGTGTCTAGTATGGAAAGCAAAAATGGTTAGATTTGAAAATTGTGTCTATGAAATAAAGGAAATTAAGAAGGAACTTACAGAAGAAGAAAAATTTTGGCAAGATCACAAAATAGGTGATGAATATCAAATGGATGGAAAGCCAGACAAGTGGAAAATATCTTACTATCCTATACTTGAAGATGGAAAAACTAACGAAAAGTATAATGAGTCAAGAGCATTAGTTGAAAAACCAATAGTAGGTGGAACTGATTTTAGAGAAATTCCTTTAAGATACCTTACAAAAATTGGGAAATGAAAAAAAAAGCAATCTGTAAAAGCAACGTATTTAGTCCAAATTTTAAGATAGGCAAAATATACTATTATGAATATGATAATGGTATTTATTCTATAATGGATGATTTCTCAATATCATTTAAGTTCGATAAAAAATGGCAAACTCCTTTTCAAGATTTTTTTAACTTCAAGCCAAAAAAGGCGTTGTTTGATGAATTTTTTTATGAACTTAAAGAATCTAGAAAACTAAAATTAGAAAAACTTTCAAAATTATAATGGAAGAAAAAGTATTAGAATTTATAACAACGGTAAGAGCTTCTTTTGGTGGCTCAATTGCGGTATATACTTGTGGCAATTGTTATCAATTCTATGAAATATTAAAAATTGTATTCCCTGATGCAGAAGCATTTGATGCTGGTGGTCATGTTTATACTAAAATTGATAATAATTTTTATGATATTAGAGGAAAATTTAATGTTGATAGACTTAAATTAATACCTATAACAGAACCAGATAGAATTAAATCTCTTTCTAGTAATAAATGGACGGATGAAAGAAGAAAAGAATATGGTATGGGTAAAGAAATAAATGAAAGAATAAAAAAAAGCAAAAGAAAAAGGATATTTAAGATAAATTATCAATCAATTTCAAATTTTTTTCAAAACTTCTCAATGATTTATAGAAAGCTTCTATATCTTTCTCATATAGTTTAACTATTTCCTCAAACATTTTTATTTTACCAGCAAATTCACTTCGTAGACTCTCATTCTGTATTTTACTTAATGTATCATACATTAATCTATTATTAATATAAAGTGTATCTAAAAAAACGAATCTATGTAAAATAGTAGATGAAATTTCATACACTTTTTCTATTTTAAGAAGATCATATGCAGTTATAGAATAAGCTTTATTGCCATTTCTTTTCAAAAAATCATAAATCCAAGTTATCTTAAATGGAAGTTCTTCTTTAACCTTTCCTCCATCTGATATTTTATCTTCATTTTGTTCATACCTAGAAATATTATTCTGTATTATAGAATCTATTAAATCTACTTTATACATTATTGGTAAATAATCAAAATTAACAGCAAATAACACATTTTTATTATTTACAAGTTTTAATTGTCTCTCTAAAATACCATTTTCATTTTTATTTGGTACTGGAGGTATTGTTAGAATAGGACACCACAATTTATTACCATTATAATTATAATTAATAATATAAAATTTTCCGATTTGAATATTTTTAATGGTTGTACCTCTAACTTGATTGTTTGGCTTTCTTAAAATATAAGAAAACAACTCCGCAGTAGACTCATTTCTGATCACTCTTATATTTTTACTGTATTGTCCGTATAAAGCTCTAACTTCTTCTGTAAAATTCATAATCTATATATAAAATATTTTTTTATTCACAATCTTTTATTATTTTTGTTTATATAAAATAAGAAAGCATGAATAATTTAGAATTTGAAGTAGAAAGAGGTAGTTTTACATATAATATAAAAGCGGAAAGGCAAAAATACTCCAATCATTCTGGAAGTTTTTGGAGGATTGAGATATATAGCAAGAATGAATATCCTCATCATGGTGAATCAAAAAACTATTTTCTCATTGATGTTAATGCAATTTCTGATGTTAAAAGATTTGTAAAGCTAGTACAAAAATTATTAGATTATACTACTAGTCCTGAATATATAAATGAAGCACTTACACTTAAATGGCTATTTAATACATTAAAAAGTTCAGGAATATGCTTATATGGACATGAAATTAGGGAATAAGTCCTTTACTTCTAAGCCAATCTTCGGTTATTATTTTAAAATGTAGATTTCTTTTTTCACACCAGTCTTTCGTGTGCGCCCACTTATGTAAATTTTTCTTATATGTCATTTGAGCATATTCAAAATTTTCTAGCATTTTTAAAGTCTGTTTCTTTGGAGGAACTGGCATCTCAGTTTCACTTTTTGGTTTAATCTCCACAACCAATCTATTATAAGTTTCAGGATCATTTGCATTGATAGTTTCAATATAAAAGTCTGGATAATATCTATGTGTCTCTAACATTTGAGTTTTGTTATTAACTATTTGATAAGGAATTTCTATACCTTCAGCACTCCACTTCTTAACATTTTGATTTATATCACAAAATCTACAAAATGCAAATTCCCAAGAACTTCTATATACAATAGGATAAGATCCTATATACTTTTCTGGATTTTGAACTAAATAATTACCCTGCTTATACTTTCTGTTTGATATTTGTGATCTGTTTCTTGACATTAATAATTTTTATTTCTAAATGCATTAGGATTAGGTGGATCTTGAATAAGCTTAGTATTATTTGTAACTGCTATATAGTTTTGTCCTTTATTCGCTAATGCAACATCATATAATGTTGGAAATCTGTTATATGCGCCAGAATGAATATCATTAAACTGAATATCTCTTACAAGCATAATAAATTCTTCGTCCCTCTGTGTAGGTGGTGAAGGAACTGGATATGATTCTACATATCCATCATTTCTAACCCAATCTCTTAGTGCCATATTTGTATATATAAAAAATCTATGTCTTTAATTTTTTTATTTCAAAAAATTAAAAAGGGACTTCAACATATTTATATATAATATAAAAAATACATTATTATGAACGAATACCAAAAAGAATATTATGAGAAGAATAAAGAAAGAATAAAAAAAAATCAGAAAGAATACTACGAGAAAAATAAAAAATGTTTTAAAGAGTATGATAAAAAATATGCACAAAAAAATAAAGAGAAATTAAAAGAATATTATAAAGAATATTATCAGGAAAATAAAGAAAATATAAAAATAAAATCAACAACTCCAGAGAAAGAGGAAAAAAGAAAAAAATGGAGGAAAGAATACTACCAAAAAAATAAGGAAAAGGCAC